TTGGACGAGAAAAGCGGTGCTGAGAAAAAAACGTCTACCCAGGTATTGGTGCAGGCAGCCGACTTGCGTGATGCGGTAAAGAAGCTGGATGAGGGCATGAAAGGCACAACGGCCGACTACCAAATTGCATCGGTAGCGGAAACCGCCATCATGGATGTATATCCGTATGAGCCAAACGAGACTGAGGATGATAGTAATACAGAAGTATCCCGATTTATCAATAGATTCCCGGAGGGACAGTGTACAGAGGTCACAATTGGCGGCAAATCGGTTATTATAGATAAGACCGGAAATAAACCAAAAGTCATTCCGAACGACAGTATAGAAAGTGAGGCTAAAAATGAATGATTATATCCCGGATTGGTATATCCCTAATAAATAACCATACTTATTAACTAAAAGCCCTCTGCTCACACAGAAGTCCCGTGAAAGGTTCGGGTTAAGTGATTTATACTTTAGCTAAGTTGTTGACTATCCCGGTGTGGCTTGACCGCCTATCCGGGAGCAATTTGTTAACCTGCCTGCTCGGTCTGTGAAGATATGGCGGGCAAACGGGGAATATGGTAACGTTGAATGTATTGGGCGGTTATTCTTTTTGATTGCCAATTATTTTGTTTTAAAATTAGTATTAGTTATTCATTAGTTTATTATCCTTTACCATCCAGCAAAATAACGTGTTCTGTTCGATTCGGAACTTCCCCACTAACTACAACTCATTATGAAACTTACAATAACCAAATCCGAAGGTGCAATCATTCAGAAGCTTATCGCAGACCGAAAGTCAGACATTCATAATATTGGAGGTGACAGCAAGCAGGCAGAGCGTCTAAGTAAGCTGAACAAGAAGATTGCAAGGCAGGTAAAGAAACAATATAAGACATGAGTCCTTACGTAATAACTTCTGCGGTTCTTATTACTTATGACGGAAAGAAGATACCATTGGAAAACATAGAGAGTGAAATAATGACCCGACCTATCCAGTTGACTAAGGAGAGGATACTCGATGCTTTCTCCATGATGAAAGATAAGCCGGTGGATGTGGAACTTAAAGTTAGATATATCTAATATGGAATATAAAGCTACTATAAAGGGTGTTGCTCCTTCAAAGCCAAATTGCATGAAGATAGTAACAATTAATGGGCACGGATGTTTAGCAAAAACTCCTGCTCTGAAAAAGTACGAAGAGGCGTTTATTTGGCAAGCCGGACAATTGAGGGATTTAAATATAAATGAGCCATTTGAGTTTTATATTGACGTGTATTATCCGAGCAAACGAAGTGATTTGGATAATGTTTTGAAGTTGCAACTTGACGTGTTGCAACGCATAAAGTGTATCAAGAACGATAACAACTGCTGCCTTATCCATGCACGCAAATTCGTTGATAAGGACAATCCTCGTGTTGAGATTACTATCAAGACTTTGGATTAAAAAAATATAGTTTTCCTTTGGCATTTTGATTTGAGTGTGTATCTTTGCGGTGTTCAAGACCAAGAGAACATTTATATACGATTAAGCAAACGACTTTTTATGTCGTTTTGATTGCATTGTATCGCAAAGATATGGGCTATTCATTACTCGTTGCTGCCGTTTGCAAATCGTTGTAAATGGTTCTCTTGGTCGAGAATACGGGTTTGAATAGCCCTTTTTATTTACTCAATATTCATAGCAATGACCAAGAGAATGAATATGAGTGAGAAGCGAAGCGCAGTAACTTCTACATTCACGAATTCGGGTAGCGAAAGTACCCAAACCCTTCCAAATGAAATTTGGAAAGATATACCAAATTACGAAGGAGAGTATCAAGTATCAAATTTAGGAAGAATTAAAAGCCTTTCTCGCTCTTATCTACAAAGTAACGGAAAAAAGATTACAATTAAAACAAGAATTAGAAAACAAAGTTTTGATAGGAACGGTTATCATACAATAAACCTAAAAGAGAAGATATTCCTTGTTAGTAGGCTTGTTGCCGAAGTTTTTATTCCTAATATGCACAATTTTAAGGAGGTGAACCATATAAATGGTAATAAAGATGATAATTCAGTCTCTAATCTTGAATGGTGTGATAGGACATACAATATGAGACATGCTTTTTCGAATGGTCTTATAGATGTAAGAAAAATGTCAGAAACAAGAAAAGGAAAAATTAAAAATATAGATAAGGAACTTATATCTAAAATAAAACACTTATTACTTATTGGGAACAGAATTGCAGATATAGCAAAAGTTTTAAAATTAAGTAGGAATACTATATATAATATTATACATAGAGCAAATATCCCATACAGCTTTAATGATAAATATAATAAACGATATGAGAAAAATATTGAAAAAGAAATAATAGAATTATCGAAGCTATATAATATTTCAAGTATATCAAAAAAACTTTCTATTAGCAGAGATACAATAGGTAAATATTTAAGGAAAAACAACGTATATAAAAAGAAGCCTAATTCTCAAATCTTATTAAGTGAAAGTGAAGTAAGTGAAATTATACGTTTGAGAAGCTTAGGAATGACTTTTTCTGAAATATCGAAGAATATTAATAGAAGTGCGTCATCTATATGTAAATTAATTAACGGTAAAACTAAGTGTTACAAGAAAGGAGGTTTAAAATGAAACTTCCAATAGACACGTGCACCCTTTCCTTATCTTCTTCAACCGAAGAAATCAAACGTTATTTCAAAGCTATTTTAGAACTTTCAAAGTCAAATCTTCCCTATCCAGTAAACCTTGATAGTTGCTGGATGCTATGCTATTCCGCTAAAGATAAAGCGGTACGTGCTTTAAAGGAAAATTTCATAGAAAATATTGATTATCAGCCGCTCGCCCAAAATGGCGAGCGAACGAGAGGCGGTCAAAACAAGATTGACTATCACCTCTCCCTCCCCTGCATGGAGTTCTTTATCGCCCGCAAAGTTCGCCCCGTATTTGACGTGTACCGTGAAGTATTTCACAAGGTGAACGAAATTGCGCCAAAGGTTGCCAAGTCAAGTGCAGCCGACAAGCGGAAAATCGCAAAGCTCGAAAAGGAACTGGAGTTTACGAAAAAACTTCTCGAATGGACAAGATGGAGCGAACGCAGGGAGATTGAATTAAAATGCTCGTGCTTCTCTTTCCTCGTAAAGACGAAGCAGTACGATAAGTGGGCGGAATACAGAAGAACGGGGATAGTCAAGAAGTAACAACCATGATTGAAATACTTATCGTGTTGGGTAGTCTTTTATCGGGCTACCTCACTTTCCGAAAAAAGGGAGAGAAACTTTTCTATTGAGCAAAATCTAAAAAATTAAATATTATGAATACTTCAATTATTAAATTCGATTACAACGGAAATATAATTCATTTTTCAAAAGGAGATAACGTAATGGTGAATGCAACCGAAATGGCTAAGCCGTTCGGTAAATTGGTTGGCGATTGGCTTAGATTGAAAACTACTACCGAGTTCGCAGAAGCACTTTCAGCCGATATGCATATTCCCATATCGGCACTAATTCAAGTAGTTAAGGGAGGAAATAATGAGCAAGGCACTTGGATGCACGAAGATGTAGCTTTAGAGTTTGCTCGTTGGTTAAGCCCAGCTTTTGCCATTTGGTGCAATAAACGCATCAAAGAGTTACTTCAATATGGCATGACCGCCACGCAGCCAACTTTGGAGCAGATGATAAACAACCCCGACCTTGTTATCAGCCTTGCAACGCAGTTAAAGAGCGAACGCGAGGAAAAGCAAAGAATGGCTTGCGAAAATCAAATCCTCAAAGAACAGAACAAAAACATAATTGAAGAAACCAAACCTGCTGTAACCTTTACAAACGCATTTAGTGGAGCGGAAAGTTCATGCCTTATCGGAGAGCTTGCAAAATTAATTGCGCAGAATGGATACGATATAGGCGAAAAGAGATTGTTTGCATGGATTCGTAAAAACGGATATTTGGGCAAGCATGGAGAAAGATATAACGTGCCAAATCAGAAATACATAGAACAAGGGTTGTTTGTAATCAAAAAAGGCGTACGCTCTGGAAGTAATGGCGTTTTACATACTACATTGACTACAAAAGTTAGTGGCAAAGGACAAGTTTACTTCGTGAACAAATTTCTTAATACCATATAGAAAGTAATAATATGAAAACAATAAAGCAGCAATCAGAAGAGTATGCGTTGAAATATCCTTCCGAAATCCGAAATGAAATAGCGAAAGCATGGATAGACGGGAGAAACTCAATAAGGAAGAAAGAGGTACTTGACCTCTATTTCGTAGAGGAAGAATACAAGGATATATTCATATACTGGCTCAACTACAAAAAAGAGAGGGGGCAGCCATACAAGCAGACCGGAGCAGAGGCATGTTACCGGAAGCTATTAACTCTTTCGGGAGGTGACAAGCAGATGATGATTGCAATAATAGAGCAAAGCATGAGTAATAATTACCAAGGGTTATTTCCACTAAAAGACAATGGGAACAGAAATCACACTAACAAGCAAGGAAATAGCGGTTCTATCTTCCAGGCAGCTGATTGCTATCTGCAAGAACATCAGTAATGAGATAACTTCCATAAGCCAAGCGATAAACGCACCTCCCATACAATTATCACAATGGAGGAAAGATAACGAAACCTGCATAAAGGCGGTTCTTGTAAAGTTCATAGAAGGTACTCTGTTGTTTTACGGCCGTAGCCGCGAGGATATGAATGACTATCAAGTAGCATCCATTGTAAACTCTATCCTTGACAAGTATTATTATTTCAGAATTGAGGACGTTTGCCTTTGTTTTAAACGGGCAAGGGAAAACTCATCATACGGTGGATTTTACGGCAAAATAGACGGTTCTGTCATCATGAGCTGGTTTGCCACTTACGATAAGGAGCGGGATGAAGTGATACACTCAATGCCGGAAGAAAAAATTAATGTTTTTACTGGAGAAGAGTATAGCCGGGAAGAGTACATTGAGATGTTGAAAGCTAAGATAGCCGGTGGAGACCTGTACGCAAACGAAGCATTGCGGCGTGTTGGTACATTCGAGCGTATAATGTTTGATAGACGTGGAGAGTACGCCAGTTATAAGTATTGGCGAAAACATAAATTTGACAATAAAGTATGAGACTTACAATATGTTGGACGACAAGAGGCAGGCAAAGACGCTTTTACTATGATATATGCAAAAAGTTTGGCATATCGGATTACATGAGTGTTAATCATGAGACGCCATGTGATATAAGGGACGAAGATATGGAGCTGTTGAGGGAATGCGAAAAACGAGGGTTTATCCAAATAAGAAACAAACGGTAAATAATCATGGACATAGAGATTGAAAAGAAAATCGAACAATTGGAGTGGCAGCGTGACAATGCAATGCGCATACGCTGCCCGTTGGTGGCAAGGAAGTATCAGCGCATGATTGATGAACTTGCAAAAGAGAGTAGAAACAAGAATATAAACAAGGCAGAACACGCAAGGCAATGACTACCGATGCAGCAACCAAGATAATCAGCAAGTATGAGAACCTTGTAGTACTCTGCACTTATAACATATTGCTCACGAACGACATCTGTTGCGGGCAGGTTATCGAGAGCCTGCATGCGATGAAGAGAACGCCTTATTACAGACAGGCATTCAAACGGTATTTGAATGATGCCGACAAGGCAAGACAGGAATACGAGCGTACTGTAAACAACGTTATCGGTTCAGACCGGAGCGAGTTTTTTGCCGACTGCAACGACAAGTATACGGAAGAAGTGAACAAGCACGTGGATATGTTGTATTGGCAGTTCAAGCAGGCTCTTGACGATAACGGCATATCCCATTCCGCAGAGATTGCAAGGTTCGAACTTGCAAGGACATTGTGTGATTACTCCTGTATTCAGTTCGACGAAAGGATTAAAGAACTTCGGAAGAAAGATGCACGGTTTAACGGGTTTACGTTGGAATACCTGAAGCTTTCCAATGTGGCAAGGATGATGAACCTTGCTTCCGATAGTTTGAAAATCGGGAAAACGGTCAATATGAACACAGAGCGGTGTACAGCAGCGTTTGATGTGCTGGTAAGAAAACTTTCGGATGCCGATAATATTGCCAATGCGATAAAAGTTTAGTGAGATGAAACCTATTTATAACCTTATAATTCTCCTCATGGACTGGCTTTCGGTAGAGGTCGGAAAGGATGAGGAGTGGTTCTGAGATACGAAAACGGAAAAATATTAAACTATGCCTATAAGTGAAGTATATAACTGTGATAGAATGGATTTTCTATCTAAGTTTCCAGATAAGTTTTTTGATTTGATAATAGATGATCCGCCTTACGGAATTGGAGCGGATAATCCTTCTGCCAAGCCTAATACTGTAAAACAAAGGAATGGTAGTATATTGTCTGTTAAACAATCTGTCTATCCTAAATCCGATTGGGATTCACGAGTTCCGCCACCAGAGTATTTCGATGAAGTAAAAAGGGTTAGTAAAAATCAGATAATATGGGGAGTAAACTACTTTAATTATGATTTTACTGGTGGGCGCATTGTTTGGGATAAGCTAAACGGCAAGTCCGATCAATATGATTGTGAAATAGCTTACTGCAGTATAAATAACAGAACAGACCTTGTATATTGTATGTGGAGAGGAATGATTCAAGGCTCTTATTGCGGTAAGGATTTATCTAAGGCAATCATCCAGCAAGGAAATAAAAATCTGAATGAAAAACGCATTCATCCATGTCAAAAACCGATAATCTTATACGCATGGTTACTCAATCAATATTCCCAATCCGGGTACAAGATTGGAAGTCCTCATATGGGTAGTCAGAGCGATAGGATTGCTGCCTATAAACTTGGGTTTGATTTCTGGGGATGCGATAAAGACAAACACTACTTTGAAGCGGGTAACATCCGTTTTCGTCAAGAGTGTTTCGGAGAAACAAAAACGAGTAAAGGCACTTTGGTTCAGGCCAGCCTATTTTAATAGTAATAGAAATATGAATGTTCATCAGACAGTCCCCCGCTCCGATTGCACCTCTTTCGCCAGATGTGGCAAGCATTCCCTTGCCTATTGCCGGAAGTACGGCGCATCCGAATGCGGCCCGTGCGAGATAGTGAAACGGAAACCGAGAAACCGGGTGATGGTGGACGGTGTAGAACGCAAGGTGTGCAGCCGCTGCAAAAGGCCGCTTCTACTATCCTGCTTCTATGACAGGACAATCTATCGCAACGGAAAGGCGTATCACATCAAAACATCATGGTGCAAAATGTGTGTTTCGGAAGACAATCGGGAACGGAATAAAAGAAAGGAAAACAAATGAATATAAAGAAAATAAAGGAACATAACCCTCAATCCTTTTTAGACGATTTGAAACGGGTAATAGAAATCATGGTCTATACAGGACATACCAACTCCTACTATAAGATTCTTAAACACGAATTGTTGAGAGATGCGGAAGAGAAAGCCATCACGTACTATATAACGGATTCTATATTCGTCAGAAAGCGTGATGTCATGGTAATAATTTAATCGAGAAGAATATGACACAGGCAACTATCCCCGCTTTTAAATATTGGCTCCGGATACACGGTTTTCGCTTAGAATGGTTCGGTACCGGAACAAAAAACAATCCAATCAAGATTAAATCAAGAAAAAGAAATAAGATATGAAACAGACAATAAAAGAAGCAGCAAGGGAAGCAATTCATAAGCATTATAATTGTAATGGGACCTATCCATGTTCAGAACGTGAATATTGCGAACATTGTAACGGTCATAATACAGCATTCGATTGTTGCGAATGTGGTGCAGATGAATTTAAAGAAGGATTTATTGCCGGTGCGAACTGGCGTATCAACAGCGTGTGGCATGATGCAAGCGAAAGGCCAGACAAAGGGAAGATGCTCATTGTGGAGGATATTGACAGTGCTTATGATTTGGTCTATTTAACCAAGAGCAAGCCATGGGAAGAACTTTCGGAAAAGAATCATTATATGCGCTGGGCATACATCGAAGATTTACTACCTAATATGGAGGATTAAATCATGAAACCAATTTTGCTTCAAGCAAGTTGGAAAAGATTGTGAACTACATAAATCAAAACATTTAATAAGGATAAGTTATGAAACAGACAGCAGAAGAAGCAGCCTACAACTATCTCCAAAAGATATTGGAATCAAGCGATTTTGAGATAAACTTTGAAGAAGATAATTATGATGCCGGTGCTCGCGATGCAGTACTTGATGTAACAGAACGGGCTTATATAGCTGGTGCTGAATGGCGCATTAATAGCGTGTGGCATAAGACCAAAGATGAAGTGCCACAAGCTCATGGAGAATACGAAAATGAACATTATCCGCAGATACCATGCCTTGTATATGGGAAATTAAGCACTGGAACTGGTTACGGTGTCCGCTATTGGAATGTAACAGAGCAGTGCTGGGACGATGAAGAGTGCGATGATTACGAGTGTTCCAAAGATGCCATTGAAGAATGGGCGTATTTGGATGATTTAATACCTAATAAAAAGCAATGATTATGAAATCAAAACAAGTATTATCAGTCGAACAGATGAAACATTTGCAGGAGCTTGGGTTGGATACAAGCGATGGAAGCATGTGTTGGTGTTACGCTCTTTCTTATAACAATGCAAAATGGGAACTTGAAATATATGAAGATGTAATTAATCAAAAACGAGATAGTGCATTTTGGGAAATAATTCCCACTTACACTTTGCAGGATATTCTCGATAAGCTACCGACACTTATAATTATAAGTTCCGATTTTTATAAGATTTGCATTGAATCGTCTTGTGGATATTGGGATATATATTACTATAAATCTGATGCTACAGAACTTATCTCGAAAAAGTCTGAAAATATTATTGATGTGGCTTACGATATGCTGTGCTGGTGTATTGAAAACGGATATGTTGAAAAGGAGGGTAAATAATGAAAGCGAGAATAAAAGAGACTGGAGAAATTATCAATATTTCTGATTACGCACGTGTCACACTTGATAAGTGTGATAGTTACGGGAGTCCTATTGAATTAAGTTTTGATGAGGTTGAAATACTTCAAGAAAGGTCTGATAATATTGATTGGGAACAACGTAGATATGAATTGGCAAAATCCGCTATGCAAGGGTATTGTATTGCTTTAGGAATAAACGATGACAGTGAAACTTATGATGATATTGCAATAGGCTCTTTGAGGGTGGCTGATGCACTAATAAAGAAATTGAAAGGGAAATAACCATGGATATAGAAGAAGCAAAAAACAAGAAAGCGAAAGCCGAAATGGAGATAGCTCATATTTTGGAAAAACTTGAAGCCGAAACGGGTTTAAAAGTCAGCAACATGTTTTATATATGCAGAGAAAAGGATAAATCTGCGTTAGCTGTTTCCCCCATAGAGCATATAAAACCAACATAATCTTAACGTTGTAACCATGGAAATAAAGAACGGAATAATAATAGACGGAGTGCTGCATGAAGCTATAATTAAAAGTGAACTTGACAGTGAATTTTATTGTGAGGATTGCTCTTTATATAGCTTCTGCCACGGAGGTTTTGATGAAAGATGTGCGATGTTCAGCGCTGACGGGTTTGTTATTTGTGGCAAAGTAACAGATATTAAGATAGATAAGGAGGAATAACTATGGGATTTACAACACCGTGTTTCATAAGAAAGAATACACCGGAGCTTCGGAAGAAGTTGGAAGAATTGAGGTATTCACATGGTAAGCCTAAATATTATACAGATGATGATGATAACAAGTATGATTTTATTATGTGTCACAATGGAAGGTTCTTTTTACTCTCTCAAGAGAACCATGTGATAAGGAATGGGCATCCTTTGAAAAACATGGAAGTATTAATTGCGGAACCAACGAAGAGCTTTTCTTAGCTATCGCTGCATTAAGAGATGATACAGATGATGATCAACTATTTACTAATGGCAAGGGCGATTGGGGTATATACCGGGATGGCTCTGACGGCGGTTTACCTGGAATGGATTTCTATGGGATGCCTAATGATTTTAACTTATCATATTATCACAAGGCTACCGTAAACGAACTGATTGAACACTTTAAAGTATGAAGAAAATAATTATCATTTTGGCAACAGTTGCCCTATTCGGGTGCAATAACCCTGGAGAATACCCTATAGAACACCGTACAAGAGAGGGAAGCATAACTTATCTCAATGATAGTATAGCAGTCATTTGCACCAGCATAGAGGGACTTGGCAACTACGAAACGAAGATTATTAATTTGAAAAGACAATAGCCATGACCGAAGAACTTGTGACATTAGAGACTGCGAAGCTGCTGAAAGAGAAAGGTTTCAATTGGAAGTGTGAACACCTAATAGACCGCAATAAGGTTATTACAAAATATGACCTTCCGCAAAGTATGTCGTGTTGTACGGAAATAGATAACGAATCAGTTGAATTTTTGTGTCCAACATTGTATATCGCCCAAAAGTGGCTGCGTGAAACCAAGAACCTGCATATCACTATATATAATAGTGCTTCTGGTTACACATACGATATATCTAAAGCAGATATGGGAACGGTAGTCTTTTGTTTTCCTGAAGGACCTAACGATGGTGGGAATTGGGATTCCTACGAAGAAGCACTTGAAGCAGGATTACAGGAAGCATTAAAACTTATATGAGAATGGACCCTGTTGTAAATGATGCTTATAGGCTTAGAAAACTTTTAGAAAAAGCAACGGGACTAAAAGTATATAAGTCGGAGCTAATAGCCAACTATTTTAATGGCTATCTAAGTATAGTACAAGAGTATAAGAATGAAACCAATCCTCACATTACAGTAGCACAAGGTAGCTGGTCGATAGAAAACGGTGGGGAGTATAAAATTTCACTCTATACACCTACAATCGTTATTAAAGACAAGAAGATGTTTAATACTCATTTTGTAAAAGATGTAGCCTATAAGATAGTGGAAGCATTAAATGATGAATTTGGAGAAGATAATTGGAATACGTGCAATGAGGAGCAAAAGTGTTGGCTTCCCATGTCTCGAAACTCGTTCTATTTACAAATCCCAAATTTTGAGAAATATTAAAACTTATATAACTATGGCAAAAGTATTTATAACAAAGTATGCCTTAACAAAAGGTATTAAAGAGATAGAAGCAGATATTATTAGAAGTAGATTTGAAGATGGAGAATATGTAATGGATGGTTTATGTTCTTACTTCTGTATAGGGGAAAACGCATTCACCGATAAATCCGAAGCGTTGAAAAAGGCGGAAGAAATGAGGATTAGGGAAATCGCTTCCCTTCGTAAGCAGATTGAGAAACTTGAGAAATTGTCTTTTAAAGTATAGGAGAAACAGCAATGAAGAAGATAATGTTCAATGATAAATACAGTCTAACCCAGGCTGTATTGGATGGTCGGAAGACTATGACGAGAAGAATAATCAAATGTCCAAGAACTTTTAGGGGAGAATGGGTCGCAGGATTCAATATACACAGACGCCATTCTGACAAAAAGATTGTTGATTGGCCTTGTATGTATGATGCTGATGAAAGAGAGTTTGATATGGGCGAGATATTGCCGAAATATGAACTTGGAGAAGTTGTTGCCATTGCGCAAAGCTATATGGATGTTGACCGATTTCATAGAAAAGGGAAAAATGCAGCTTTCTTAGAATACTTGGATTCTATATTGCCTGAACTGAAATTATATCCCGGTTGGACTAATAAAATGTTTGTCCGCGCTGACCTCATGCCCCATCATATCCGCATTACCGACATCAAGATAGAACGGTTGCAAGACATTTCCGATGAAGATTGCTTGAAAGAAGGAATTTTTAAATGGGATGCTGGACAAAAGGATATTCCTTTTTATTCATTCCATTACGCAGATATACCCGACTACAGTAATCCTTGTGACGCCTTCGCAGAACTAATAGATAAAGTCTCCGGCAAAGGTACATGGGAATCCAATCCCTATGTATTCGTTTATGAATTTGAACTGATTGATTAAAAACGAGAAAAGTATTGATTATGAAGCGTGAAATAAAATTCAGAGGGAAAAGTGTTGATAATAATGAATGGGTGTATGGCGATTTAATTCATATTGGAAATGGATGTATTATATATAAAGGCTCACAAAGTGATTATCAAATTACCAACAAGACAGGTGTAGCTATCGAATTATTCGATGATGAGGTTTCAGTTGTACGTCCAGAGACGTTAGGTCAGTTCACGGGCTTGTGCGACAAGAATAGAAAGGAAATCTATGAGGGCGATATACTTATGTGTGAGCAACATATAGCTCTTGTATTGTGGAACAAAGAACTTGCTACATTCGCATTACAATTCGATTTTGAAAAAAAAGTCGGCATGAGACCTTTAGGCGAATGGCATGCTATGACAGTCGTTAGTAATATTCACGACAACCCGAATTTGTTGAAAGAAAACAACCATGAGTAAATTAGAGCACATTGCCACAATTGATTACTGCTACTGGAGATTAAACAAGCTCAAAGAACAGCTTTCCAAGCCTAAATCGACTATGGAGCAGTTGGTTGATAAAGCCTGCGGTTATAATGAAGTGGAAGAAGTGAAAAAGGAAGCTATAACCCTTTTGGAACAGATTGTTGAAAGCAAAAAGGCTATCGGTGTGAATTATTCGGGAGATAGCAAGTTCCTTGATAAATTAAAGAACAAAGAAACACATGAGTAAACTATACAAAGTAACCCTCTTCGGTAAATCATTCATTATAGGATGGTTCAGTTATGCAGATAAATGGTATCATAAATTTAGTATAATAAAATAATGGATATAACAGAATTAAAAATAGGTGACCGGGTGAGAATAAAACTCCCGTCACCACAAGGAGAAAGACTTTCCATACCCATGCAGGTAATAGGGCTGCTTTCTAGTTTCAACAATCCAAGCCCTAAAGATACGGTATATCTTGACTTTGAAGGAAATGAGGGAGATATATGGGAAGAAGAAGTACAAAATTTAGTGTTTTCAGACAATGAAGAGAAGTCATGAGAAAAGCAGACAGAATAATCAGAGACAGACATTCCCGCATCCCGGACAAATACAAGAAGGTTGACACTACTGTCAACGGGGATGTAGAAAGCCTTGCCGAACAACACAAGGAAGTGGAAAGAAGGCTATTCCCTCTACGCCTTAACAAGACCACCGTTATTTCGTCACAAAAGACAAACAAAATGAAGCATATGCAGCGAAAGCACGTAAACGGATGGGGATAACAGAACCGAAGAAACCTTTTGTCGACCCGCTTTCGGAAGAAAACATTACCAAGTTATACAAGGAAGAAAAGATACCACCCCGCAGAATGGCAGAGATGCTGAATGTAAGTGTAAGGACGATATATCTAAGATTGGCTAAGTATGGACTTACAAAAGTTAAATGCAGATAACATGAAAGAGAATAATATTTTAAACAAAGAGATTTATAAGGAGGCTATGATAGCAGCCTCTAAGGTTGATTTCCTTGAGAGCAAGGAAGAGGTTAAGATGTATGCCACTTCGCTGTATAACGCAGTAATGTGGGGCAGAAATCATACGGTTAAAGCAAAAGAATTAGAGACACCAAGCTAATACCCTCACCAAAACGGCAAGCGGTATAACCCAATGGAGAATCCGTTCAAAGCGTTCTAAACGTTCCATTGGATAACCCGGAAAAGGCGGCAATAGTCCATGTAAAGGACATTGTCCGCCAATTCAAGCAGTTCATCTATGTAATCCCTTTTTCGCATCACGTTCAAGTTTTCTACGTTGTTGGCGGTTTATACCATTTGCTATGGCAAGACTGTTCAGCGTATCTTTCTGTTCGGGAGAAAGCATGTTATATACTTCTTCCCGTGATTTGCCTGATAAAATGGCTTGTACTATTTTCCACATAAGCTACGTCTGCAATGTTCACACAAAAATTTCTTCGCTACCGGGAACATCTTCTGTCCCACATATCCGCTAAGGTACTGCGCTTCTTCTCCATACGGGTCGATGCCGAACGCCCGTGAGATATGCCGGCATAGATGCCCCTTTTCATGGTCGAAAGAGTTTTGAAACTCTGCCGGGGAAGAAGTAAGGGCTATAACCATTACGGTTTGTCTGTTTCGGATATTAGAGTAAGTGATACCCGTATTCAGATTGCAGGAGCGCATGTTCTTATAGGCATTCACCAAATCCAGCCCCCTGCATCCTACCCGCTGAAGGTCGGCGATGATGCGGTCGGTATAATAGCAGTCCACCGCATAATATACCCTTACTTCCCAATCATAATCCGGTATGTAAAATTCCTGTATTATCATAGGCTACATCATCTGTTCCCACATGATAGGATTGCCGGAGCCTATACAATCGGCATAGAACCGAGTGAAAGGCATTCCATTGTAAGCGTCCACATCATCTATGTAATCCTTAATGAACAATGCGAGATGTGCTTCGTCAGTGATAGAACTTTTGTAGTAATCCGACTTCGCCATGTTTGCCACGTAAACGCTGTCGTACCCTGCATCCTTCTCCAGGTTTATACTGTACTTTTTAAGAAGTTCCTCTACCTGTTCTTTGCTGATTGGCTCTAGCTTTTCTTCCTTACCCGTAGATTTGTTTTCCATCTTCATGCGGGAAACAGCCCATAGGCACATCTTCTTGCTAAAATGCCATCCGTACTGGCTGAGATAGTCGGCCATTGCAGGCGGTATTCTGTCGTATGTATCTAATCTTTGTTTCATATTTTCCTGATTTTAAGTGATTGGCAAAAGAGGGGAATAATCCCCTCTCCATTACATGAACTCTCCGTTGGCGCGTCTGCGTCTGCGTTCGCCCATATCATCACCGTAAGGCTGTGAACCGCGGCGTTCGCTGTAAACCGGATATTCCGGGAAGTAACCCGGCATACGGCGTTCGCCCATATCTGAGCCGCCGCTATAGCTTCCACCGCGTGAACCACCGCTGTTACGATAGCCCATTTCACCGCCCTGTATCTCACGCATGGCTTTCTCGTAACCATAACGGCAACCCTCTCTATAGGCTTCTTCCATAGGATTACCGCCTCTCATACCGAAGTCACGATCATATTCTCCGCGTCCTTCTTCCAATATTTCCCACATTCCCATATTATTTCTTTGTTTTAGATGTTTCAGCAACTCCGAGCTGTTCCATTAATTTCTGGTTTTGCGCAATGAGGTCAGCCATATTCCTGCTCATCTCCTGCATGTTCTTATCCATATTGGACATTTGCCCTTTCAATGCGGATATTTCTTGTTCCTGCTGTTGCTTGGCTGCAAATTCCGGGTTAAGCGTGGCAAGCATCTGGTCACACACCCTAAGAAAGTTCTGATGATATTCCACGCTTTTTAGAACATCCTCGCTCTTCTGTTTCATAGTAAGGACCTCGGTGTTCATCTCGTCTCTTGAACCAGTAATCAGCATCCCCGTTTTAACATCATCGGCAATATTGGCATTAGCCGGTATTTCTTGCAAATTAACATTTTGCCCGTTTATATTCACGACAAAATCAATAACTTGGACCGGCTGTGGATAAGGCATGTTGGGAACAGTCTTATATATAGTTTTTATAGGGCTTGCATTAACGACCTGCCCACATTCCAAACTTGGATTTGCCCCTCTGTGAAGAAGAAATAATGTACTGTTAACTCGTAGATTTTGAAACATATTGGTTTGATTTTAAAGGGGTGTGGCTATTTCCATTTTGGAAACAACCACAAAGCCCCATGTTAACTACTTGCTCTTTTGAGCGGTTGCTTCTGCTGTCGGAGTCGGTGTCGATGCGGTTGTCGGACGATACCCACCGTTAACAAGGAACAGTTCGTTGGTGTACTTGTTATAGTGAATTTCGTAGATACCCGTTCCGGCAAGGTTGCCGACAGTCACCGGCTCATTGTTGTAAGCCAGCAACGGTCTTGTATCCCCGTTAGTCCCTATCAGTATCGGGAGTGTAGCAGTCGTGCCGGCTGGTATCGCCTGGCGGAGACTGACATAGAAACCGCCTACATAGCTTCTGTTACGGAACGCATGGTTAGGAAGTTCCAAAGTCACGTTCTCCGTGCCGACTGTTACGGCTACCGTAGGAAGGGTATTGAAATTAGCCCTTCCAATAGTAGGGAACAAGAAAGGAAATCCTGTAAAAAAGTTAGGCCACATAATTACCCCCTTTCTTACCGGAATTAACCCCAGTAGTTGTTACAACCACAACCGCCACGTCCATACATTGCATCACCGGCGTAAGCACCGAAAGCCGCAGCACGGAAACAGTCTGTGTTGATGGCTTGAATATTAGGGTAAACAACCGGAACGGTGTTAGGCATCTTGCATTTTATTCCATCGACATCGGACTGCAATGCCTGCAAGCCTGCTGCCAAAGGAGCAATCTGTTGTCCTACTGAATTCAGGATAGTAGCATTCTGGTTACGTTGGGAGATTTCAGCAGTCAAAGTGGCTTTTTCTGCTGTAAGAGCCGCAATCTTGTCCTGCAATGCCTGGTTCTGCATGGCGTCCAGCTTCGCAAGGATAGCATTGGTATTGGCGGTCGCACCGTCACGCAATGAAAGAGCATTCTGATTGGCCGTGTTGACAAGCGCGTTGGTCTGATTGCACATCGCAAGCTGGTTCTCATAGCCCATTGTGGTAATGGCGTTCTGAGTCTTGCAGCAACAATCTGCAATCTGAGTAAGAACAGCCTGATTTCCGGACTGGAATGCGTTGATGATTTGCTGGCTTGACATGCCCACCTGATTGCCCACATTGGCGATAAGTCCCTGGATGTTGCACAGGGCGCTCTGTAACTGTTGGGTAGAGCAGTTCAAAGAAGAAGCAAGCTGGTTGATGGCATTGCCATTGCCCTGAATGGCTGACATCAGGTATTCACGACCGACATCACCGTTAAGCTCAGCAGGCAGACCGCCACCATTGCCAAAGCGGTTGCCGAAGCCGTTGCCGCCCCAACAGAACCACAAAAGGATAATCCAGATGAACCACCACGAGCCGCCCCATTGGTCTTGGCTGCCACGTCCCTGGTTCAGTAAAGCGAGAAGGCCGGGGTCTACACCCTTGCTTCCCATCAAGTTGGGCAACATAGCCATGATGTCGAATTTGCTTCCGCCACCATTTCCGTTGTTCCCGTCTTGGTTGAAGACATACGTTCTTTCCATAGAGATTTATATTTTGTATTACGGTCAAAATCAACCGCATCACAAAAGTATAAATACCGATACTGCCATGAAATCAGTTGTTTCCCAACGCTTTCCTAATGTTTTCCCAATATATTCTCAACATTTTCCCGCCTTCCATACGTTCTTGAAAATTGGAAATCATGTAGTTTATCGCGCGTTTGGTCTTGTGAATTTTAGGAGCTATCTGTGAAGGGTACATTCCCCTTTCGACAAGCAACTGTACAAGCAAATAGCGGGCGTCTACGGTTTCCGTATCCTTATCCGAAGATAGTATTCGGCTGGCGGGTATTTCGGTCTCCTGCGCCACGAGATTAATTGTTTCGGCAAAGATTTCTGACTTACACATAGTTTTTCTGAATTTTATATTTATCTTTGCCCTGCCACATAAAATATTTGATTATATACGAACAAAGCATAAGATACCGTGTTGAAGATATTAAAGCCTCCAACGTGCGGTGTCTTATGCTTTTTTCAAATTTTTATGTGGCAATAATTATTTGAACGTTGGGGGCTTTCTTTATACTCTAAGCCCACGAAAGAGTGTCAGCTACAAGCCAACTTCTACATCGTTAATTTCTTTCTTACCATACAAATAGATTATAACTTATTCCTGCGCCTACGTACATGCCGCCTGGATACCCATATCCAGCCTGCAACCCCAATCCCCAACGCTTTTTCTTCGGCTTGATGGGAACCGGATGATAGATGTCATTTGTTACTGTCTGATAAACCGTCTTAGGAAAGACCTGCATACTATCCAGCCGCGGGTCTACATATCCGCTCACCACCGCACGATACAGGCTATCTTCATATACAACCCGTTTGCGGTGAAGTAAAGTATCACCTATACGTACTGTGTCATTCGGCAATATCTGCCAAAAGACCGCTATCGGTGCGGAGATAAGAACCGTGTCAAGTTTGACAACTGTCTGTATCTTCGTCTCGGTACGTATTTCTGCCGGGAGAGGCTCGAGCAGGCGGAACCACGCCACCACACAAGTGATTGCCAGCAATACAATCAATATACAGGGTAGTTTTTTCATGACCTCAACAAATAATGATTTACAACCATACCAGCACATATTGCGACAACTCCACACAGCAAGTCTGCTTTGCTCCAATTGCCGTTATAGTAGTGACAACGGTCGCTGTTCTCCTTAACGAAGAGCATCAGCAGTGCAGTGCTGCCACCGAATACTATGGCGGTGGATAGATAGACCACCGCACCTAAGATGTTATTTCTCATACCATAAATAATTAAATAATTAGTAAGATACTACACCGTAGCTCCACTGGCATCTACCCATGAAGAACCGTTCCACCATATAGGTTTACGCAGGGTCACATCAAAAAATTGAAAACCATTATCTGCATTGCCAGGACGTTGTGAAGTAACTCCTACATTTAAATATGGAATTGCGAGAAAATCAGTAATCGGACTTTTTAAATTCCCACTCGTTGACACCAAGACTCCCTGATTGTAAAAAAGATGCGGGTATAAAGCTTTGTCCGGTATATCGTCCTTTACCGGTTTCCACAGCAATACCGATGTCTTCATGCTTGACCAGGTAGAATCATGTTCACCGATTAATGCACAGTCTGAAAAATCCTGAAACGATAAGGTTTCAACGTCATTAACCGAACTGAATCCAACAACAACTTCTTTTTTCCCGTTAGGTGACTCTCTGTATACCTCAAACCCATAGTTCTTACCAGGGTTTATATAGAAATATGGTGTTTTCTCTTTATCACTATCGGTAATATCTATATTAAACGCACGTTTGGCAATAGGTATATTTTCTCCACACAACAGATATATTGTATATTTATAATTTCCATTCTCCCGATTATTAATAATGTTACCGATATCCTTTAATTCAATATTTTTTTTGTTAAAAGCATCTATAACATACTGGCGCATACCTAATGAAGTCGTTCTATTATAATTATAATAACAGGCTTTGTACCAATTTGTATCAACCAATGTTCCCCCTATTCTACAGTTGAGAAATACGCAATTCATATCTACAATATCAGTATTATTCAAAAACTCAGGCATTGTCATATCTCCGGCTTTATCCCATAACCCTCTAAAATAACAACCAATATATGTTACACCTTGATTTTCACTTAATATCCTGCTATTCATATAAAAATAACAGCCTATAAAGTTGGCTTGAATGAGACCTCCACCACCTTCAATTGTAACTCCGCTGGCTTCCCAGTGACAGCCGGTAAAATTAGCTTTGATTTTTTGAGTTAATGCTATATTGCTTTGTATGCAATTAATGAAGTTAGTATACAGTCCTCCTCTGAATGTACCTAACTTATAATCAAAAGTCCTTTTTTCGTTATATCCTCTGAATTCATTTACCGAATTAAATATCCAAGCATCTCCCGCTAACCCCTGTCCCTCATTCATTTTGGATATAGTACCATCCCTTAACACCACATTTATAGCATCAAGCCGATATATTACATCTGAATAGGTGTCCTCCCATGAATAATAAATGACATTATGCCAACGCATAACATCAATATATCTATCAGCCAATGCCAGTATATAAGGAGCCCGCCTTATACTAATATTGTCCAAACGTACAGGAGCCCCACTGATTATGACAGGAATTTGCCAATTACGGTATTTCGTATCGCTGCCTTTAGACATGATAAAACCTTCTTTGATTGAAAGCCCGATAGAAGAGTATGCCGTTCTCCAATCATTTATTCCATCATTCATGTTTATGACAATATGGAAATCTATGAAAGAAGACATATTCATGTCAATCGACAATTCATTCAAAATCTTTGCATCTATGTCTTTGGTAAACAGATAAGTCTTCTTATTGGAACATCTTATACTGCGACATATCCGCACGATTGCATTAAATGCATCAGAGCTGTCTGTTTTACCGTCGTTGGACGCGCCAAACCATTCCGGCATTAAGTATTTGTTTTCTACATCCCCTTTGATATTCAACGCATTTAAAAAACGCCCCCCATTAAATTTTAGAATACACCCTTCAGGAATGCTTATCTCAGCGCCATCCAAATCAAAATCATACCTGATTTCGTATATAGTATCAGGCTGATTTATCATTTCCTGGGTAAGAATATTCTTTCTACCAACAATATTCCTACGCAATATCTTATACCCCTTGCCGCTGAATCTGTCAGGACTAAAAGGGCGGTCGGCAAATTTTAAAACACTTAAGTTTTCCCCTTTGTCTACAGACACAAGGTCTTCGTCATCCGCAAGACCGGAACTAATGAAACTCTTTAGGGCGTTAGGGGTGATAGAACCGTTTTCTCTGTCTTCTTGAAATGGAAACTGCTCATTACCCGTCAAAACGTCTCTTTTGGGGAGTTGTCCAATTTGTTGTCCTTTTTCTGTTTTCTCTTCCATACTACTATTTATTTTTACTTGTAAGCAATATCGGCTTTCCGTTAGTCAACAACAATGGAGCGTCATTGGCTAATAATAAAGCCCCTCCGTCAGGAAATGGATGCGGCTTATTCCCGCCAGCACCGGGAAACCCTATGGTAAGTATGCTGATTACGGGAATGCCGATTATAGGAATGCTGATGTGAGGGATAGTGATTGGTTTCATAGGCTATCCCTCTTTAATCATTTTGGCTTCTGACACTTTCGTAGCACTTCTTATTGTAATTTCCATACCTGCCGCTATGCCAATAAGACGAAATATCACATTGGAAGGACCTAAGGCTTGATTGGCATTTGGGGAAAGCGGTATAGGATTCATGCCTTCAATATTGGCAAATACAGTCACCATTCCGCCCTTGTTCTTTATCTGTATGGTAACGGGATTGCCGTCACTGACAAACGTTGCGTAATACGCTGTTTTGCCTTCTTCTTGTTGAAATGATAAAACTTCTGCTGCCATGATGTTTACTTTTTAGAGTTATTCAAATAGTTCACAATTCCCTGTACATGCAGGTTAACTATTGCCCGTTTGCCCTCTTCCGATAATAGAAAGCCAACATCTTCCTTATTGTCTTGGAATAGGTTCTCTGTAAGGACTGCCGGACACTTCGTGTGCTTCAGGATATAAAACCCGCTTTCCTTATCAGGGTCGCCATCCGTCATGTCCTTGCGTATCTTCATGCCCGGCAAAAGTCGTCCGGCTGCCGCATATAAGCTATCAGCTAATTTATCGGCTTTCGTCTGACCTGCCGAAGTCCACGCTTCCCAACCACGCGCCTGCATCCATGCAGAACCATTGCCTGCCGCATTACAGTGAATGGATACGAGGAGCGCGTCACTCGCCTTGTATTCGTTTGCTCGGCGGCAACGCTCCGATAAGGGGACATCTATTTCCTCTTTTACGATACGTTCGGCGTCAATGCCTTGTTTGCGCAATTCCGCTTCCAAACGTACGGCAATCTCACGGGCATACGCATACTCTTTCAATCTTCCGTCCGGAGAACACTTGCCCGGAGTGTTACTTCCGTGTCCGCTGTCAATCAATACTTTCATTCTGCACGTCCTCCTTGAAATATTTGTCATAAACCACACGAGCCACCCATCCGGCAACAACACCGACACCGAATGATACGACAGTAGTTAGATTCACCCAAAACGGGGTGTAGTGCATGTAAAGCATAACTCCCACGATGATAGCGATAACAATCGCTGCGATAATCAGTTTCTTTTTCATTTTGTTACTCCTTATCTTTAGTTATTATTTCATTCATATCTTCTTTCTCGACATCGAGCACTTTCTTTCCGAACAATCCCAACGCTTTCAGTAAGTTGAAATTATATCCCTTTGGCTTTAAGATATTGCTTATGATAGAGCAGAACTCTATGAAGCAGACAAACAAGCATGAATACACATCAATATTCCATTTATTGCCGGAAGCAATATTTATCATCACCACCATACAAACAAAGGCAAAGTATGTCACCATTTTACCCATAGTACGGCGCACGGCACTTGAAAACCGAAATTCTTCACCCAATAGCAAGCATTTCCTTATCCCGAACATCAAATCGCATACAACGACTGAAAATGTTACTATCAGCCACGGTATCATATGTTCCAATGACTGTGCAATAAAACTGCTTGCTATTACCGAGAAACCACCCGGTATGCTTTGGGTAATAATGTTATTCTTCATCTTATCGTTATTTGTCAATTATTCCTATCTTTGTGTCTCTTATCAAATAAGCGAACTACTGTCATTCCGTTTTGCTCGTGAGAGTAGGACGGGATTTTCATATCTTGCCGTAGTATCTGAACCATGCACCCCATTTGCGTTCTTTCAAGTAGTTCGGATTATCCTGGTTGAGTTTGGCTTCCATTTCAAATGCGCTCGCACGGTAAGCGTTTTTATTGACCTTACCGTCCCCAATCTTGTTGTCTGTAAACAGGTGGTACACGAAGCTCACAAACCATTCTGCCAAATAAAGAATGTAGTAGAATAGCGGGATAAGTAACAACCACCACGCACTGACATGGAATGCCAGCAATACGGACGGGATAGCCGCTATCTCCATGCACTCGAAGAACTGTTTCTGATGTGTCCGTTCATGGCGTATGGTTGTTTCGGACAACTCTTTCAGCTTCGTAAGGATGAAGCCGAAGAGCATTATAGTTGTGTAGCTGCCAAAGAGTATCAGTTTGGCGAGCCGGCTGTTTAAAAAGATTAGTTTCATCATATTTTGTCAAATATTATAAAGGCTGGATAAAATCCTATATTCATAGGCATATTTATGTCAATAAGATTAGTTCCTATTTTTTTATCATAGCTTGTTGTCTCTTCCATATGAAGTATTGTTAAAATATAAATATCCTCATTGGACTGTAATTTTACATGCGTGTTTCCGCTGTATGAATACCACTGGATGTGCTGTTTGGGAATGATAGTAACATCATCATTCCTTGTTAAAGTCAACTCTTTGCTGCTAAGGTTAGCAACTAATACGCTTGTTGTATTGGATGCATTAAAATCCGGTGCAATGGTAATCTCCTTTAGTAAATTTGCTACTCCCCCAGCCATGATTTGACTACTACCCACAAACAGCCCAGCTCCAGCCGAGCCAACTCTAAGATTACTGTTTTCGTTACTCATAATTGTTGTTTTAAACGGTTACACAATATGCTGTATTGGCATCCTTAGAGCCAATAGCCTCGTACTCGGCAGCGGTTTTCTTGGTGAGGGTGGTGAGGTTGTCGGATTGAACTAAATCACGAACTATAAAATAATTTGTATAATTTTGATTAAGAGCTATAAATATTCTTTTTGTAATAATATTTATTTCATTGGGGCCAATAGAGGAGTAACAAAATATAAAACTTAATTCGTAAGCATTATTATCTTCATTACAATAAACTTGACTTACTTCAATTTTAAATATCTCTTTATTGTTAGAACTTAAATAAAGAGTATTTGTAGTTAATAGTTTCTTAACAATATCTTTAAAAGAATGTACATCACCAAAAACTATTGATATTTTAGTTTCAGCATCATTTCCTGAAGTTTCTTGATTTGAAATCAACTGTATATGAGCTTCATCTGTAATCGTAAGCATAATGTGTTTATCATCCACATACTTCTTCGTTGCAGGCTGGTAATCGCCCGTAGGGGTGAATGATGAAGTGTTGGTCTTGGTGAGGACGTCGTCCGTAAATGCAAACTCTTTCCAATTAGTCCTAACGCCCTGTTGATTACCACCACCTCTTGCAAACCATCTATTAGTTAGATAAGAGCCATAGATTTGATTAGAATGACCATAATTGGCGTTTGCGAAAATCAATGCTCCATTCTCATTAATAGGATAATTATTTTCAGGTGATGTGTAATCAGCAGCGCTTTTCTGCGTAGCAAACCCCGCTCCATTTATATCGTTTAAATTCTCTGATGTAAGATTTAAATGCTCGGGAACTTCCGCCCAATCCCCATTCTTACGACCGTATGCCTTTCCGTCAGTTGGCGCTTCGTCTATGCCGCCTATCTTCCCCTGGCTTACCCATTCGCCGTTCACCCATGCGTAGTAATCATAAGGAGCTCCCGTGCCTACAGCCATGAAACCGTCAACTGCCGAACCGTCGGGAACGGCAGATTTCAAGGCTTCAAGGGTGGCGTATTCTCCAGCCACACGGAAAGAGCTTCCCGGTTCACCCTTGCAATAAATATCCGTCTTGTCGAAGCTTCCCGTATCCTTGTTATACACATAGACATAGTGGTCTTTGCCGATGTATGTCGGATTGTTGGCAACCTTTTCGGCATCTTGTGCGGCTGTATTAGCGGCAGCGGCTTTTTCTTCGGCATTGGATGCAGCGGTATTTGCGGATTGAGTAGCCGCTTCTGCTCCTTCTTTAGCTGCGTTGACATCGGATGCAGCTTGTGCCGCCAGTCCTGCTTTCTCATTGGCTGAATTTGCGGCTGTCTGTGCTGCGTTGGCGTTCTCTTCTGCTTTAGTAGCGGCTGCATTTGCCTTATCAGCGGCATCCAAAGCGGGAGCAGCTAACAATGTAAGTGGGGCACGTACAATGCGCGGCATGTCCTGTCCCTCTACTTCTTGATATGCGGGCAGAGATGTGATACCGTCCAAACTTTCCGCTTCCGGCACATCGCCAACACCTTGTGAACCTTTTTTTAGTTCATCTTCTATTTCTCGTAAATCCTGTTCTGTCCAAGCCATAACGCAAATTATTTATTTAGTATTTCGACAGAGTCATTGATTGCATTGTCAAATATCTGTTTCATTTCTTCTGTCGTCAATTCATTATTCTCCCTAAAAGAAAGTCCTAAAACACCATTGGCGGAAACATTGTAGAACCCCACAATAGTATCTCCCTTTACTATATTGGCTGTCATAGCACTAACTTTTTCAGATTTGTCTACAGACATGTTGTATTTGATACGTATGTCATCAGAAACTCTTGTTGTTCCTTTTTTATTAACATTTGTAATTTCCATTATTTCCCCTCAATTAAATTAATTACTTGTACATAGCCGCCGGGATTAAGGGAGGTAACTGCCTCTTTAATCATGGCTGCTTCTTCGATATTTATCTCCAGTTCTTCCATAGATTTGTAAACACGTATGCTTAAGTCGTACGCCATAACTTTTTCTTCCGGCTTAGCATTTGCTTTCCTTTCAAGCCATTTCCCGCTAAATAACAATGCGGAAACTACATTTTTAATTAATTGCGGAGCGCCATTATCTTCTATAATAACTTCTCCTTTGTAGTTTTTGAAGGGTTGATTAAAATTGATTTTCATATATTTGTATAGTTAAAGTGTTTAATAACGTCTATCTACAGAACCATCGGGATTGTAGAAAATCAAATCCATTGCTGTTAGCTTACAATAAAAAGGCGATGGATCTCTTACAAGCTCTCTTAATATTATATATCCACCGTAAGTGTTGGAAACGCTTTCAGTCCCTATCTCAGCAGAGACAATTTGTCCTTCATTCATACGAATTCCATGACTGCCTATCGTCATTACAGTTCTTCCGTCAATCAATCCAGCTTCTAAGGTATTTACCTTTATAAAATTAGAGTTTAAGTATCCGCCAGTGATTATGGTGCTTCCTAATTGAGATGCCTCAACTGCATCTTTGTATGCAAGTCCGCCAAGAGAAGACGATGAAACTTTCTCATTAATAGTGCTTTGTAAGGAACTATTCAAAGAGTCAAATGTAACAGCTCCGGATATATCTATTTTTTCTGCTTTAATCTTAATTCCTTCATCTCCTAAATTTATAGCAGCTATAACTCCATTTTTGGGAGTATATGCCTCTAAATTGATTTTATTGGCATTTATAACTATTCCTTCATCACTGACATTTATGGAATTAATGATGTCGTCCTTTTTAACGAATAATGAAATTTCATCATTTATTCCGTCAATTTTAATACCCAACTCTTTTACGCTGTCTCCAATTTCGGAAACAGACAACTCAATGCTATCAGCCCGCTGCTCAATCTGCGAGAACCTTTGATTGTTGCTTTCCGATAGTTCTTTCACTTCCAGCCTGATACTTTCCGCTGTCTGCTTTATTTCAGAACTCAATTTTGTATATAAATCCTCGAATGCGTTTTCGGCAAGAGCCAGCGAATGTATGTATATATCCCCCGTAAACTTCAACTCAAAATCGCCCGTTCCGTCCCATGTGCCGGAATACTCTTTCATTGCGTATTCCTCACTCGGTTCAAGACGTTCGGTGAAATGCAGGTTCTGACCGGGAAATCCTATTGTCAGCGTTCCGGCTGTAGCTACCCTGTACCGGAAAGAGATAAAGAACTTCTTCGGTTCTTCCCCTTCCTCATAGGTCGGTTTATTGGCTAAATCCGCATTTGACTGTTTAATTCCGGAAGAAAGGATACGAAGCACGTTTCTATCTCCGTCTCTAATAATGGCAGCCATGGCATCCTTGCGGGAATAGAACTTGTCGTTAACCAATAAGAACTTTCCGTTTACAGTAAAGAAACGAACATCGTTCTTTGTTTCCCAACCGTTCGTATTGCTTGCAAATGCCGCATTGTACAGGTAATTATCCTCTGCCTGCACCTCGTCAAGCACTTTGGAAATTTCAGAGTAAATCAAATCTTCCAATATCTTGAACTGGGTCATAATGTTTATTCCCGTTTTCAAGATAAAGTCTCCCATGAACTTGTTGCCTTGCGGGCTGATAACTGTCACTTCCTTGCCAGCTAAAGAATAAGAATTTATTCCTGCATACTGGTGGATACTCGGTGCATCGTCCCCGTACACGGACAAGGTGATTGCGTTCTGACGCTTCTTGTCCGTTCTGTTTCCGAGTTGTACAAGGCTATCACCTTCCTGCGGTATGTCGCTGTTTGCATCACAGTCCGTTTTGCTAAGGTCTATATAATCCTCGCCGACACCTACGCATAGGCGCCAATAGTAACGGTTGGACACATTCTCATAGACACCCGGTTTGATATTGAAGTCTTGAAACCGTACCTGGTCGCCTTCCTTGAACGGGTTTTCGATAGCCGTTTCACCATCATCAACCAGTAAATAACACCGCCAAAAATCCTCGTGTTCTTCCACCGTTCCACATTTCATTCCGGCGGCAGTGAACATGTAGTTACCCCCTGCATAGGAAAGCTTCTTTATCTCCAACTCGGAGAACATCGCCTTAATACGCACAAAGAGTTCGTCCACTTCAATATAGGATTTACCCGTCTTGCTGTCTACTTTAATGACAAAGCCTTCACCGAGAGCACCGGAAGAAAAATTCATGGACTGGATGTAGTCTGAAAATAATCCGCCTAAGAACTTTATTAAATAGCTGGTTTGGTCAGGTTTGGTTTTATTCAAAAACAGCTTTTCTCCAAAGGCTTTAATGATTGATTCCACTTGTTGGGTAGTTAATCCTCCACCGCCTTGCCCGCCTACAATTGAGTCTATCTGATTCTGTATCTTTTCTAAAGTTCCTACCGCTTTGTCATTGCGAAGGGTAATATCATACGTTGGGATGAGAGCGTCTCCTTCCTTTATTGTAAGGCTGTCAATAATAATGCTCCCGTTGATGTTTAAGTCTTCATCCTCGAATAACATTAAATCACCTTCCTTTATACTGTCATGCAGTTCCGGGTGACGCGCCATAAATATTTCGTCTACTTTAGGCTCGTAAGTATATCTTACATAATCATTTTTTGCAAGATATTCTTTGGAAGCTGTTAGCAATCTTTGGGAAGCGGCTTTTATATACACATCCGGCATATCAATGCCCAAAAGCACAAATTTATCTCCGGCTTTGATAGTAAAATCCTTATATGGGAAATAAAGATTCAAACCTTCATCATAGATTCTGTTGCATGTCAAGACCCACATGTCACCTTGTTTTACGGGCTTGTCTGCATCTCTAAGTATTTCAAATTCACGTCCACCACACATTCCGCCTTTCATGGATATGGTGGGAGTTTCATCGGTAAAGTAATCGTTTATGTCAAATCCAATGTCTTTGAGATATATTTTGAACGGTGGGATGGTTTCCCCCTCTTCAAAGTAGCCATCATCCGCAATTGGCGTATTATCCTTATTCACAGAATCGGAAGCGATTTCATCCAACGCTCCGGTAGCATTTACGATTATTCCCGCGTCTTTCAACTGCTGTGCTGTCATTCCTTCCATAGACGGATATATTTCCGGCAAAGAAGTATCGCTCCCGTCAAAGAAAACCGAACCTTCCCGAACTCCGATAATATCTATGTTTTTACTATCAAGGTATGGGTCAAGTGTCTTTTCCGGAAAATCAGGAAGCATCAAGTTTTTAACAGCCATATTATTGGGAACTAATGCTCCAGAAGGTCTTTTGTACTTTCTTGGAACATTGTCCGTCTCAATACCTTTTTCTATCCGCATCTTTGCGCCTATGCGGACGTTGTCCTTGTCGGCTTCACTATTCAACAAAACGTAGCATTTCCCAAGAAAGCTGCCTCTTCTCATTTTATAGGGACTCCCATTGATTGTCACATCATACAATGCTGTGTCGGATAGGAATTTCATATAAAAAGGAAGAGTCACAACAGCGCCGTCTATCAAATGTGTATTAGGGTCATATCCGTAAGATACATCCTCGATGGGAGCTTCAACAATAGGACTTCCATATGTTGTATAATAGTTGTACGGCAAGTTTTTGGTACCACCATATGCTCTTAGGCGGGTAATTATCTTCTGTGATGAATCCGCGGTTTTTTGTATGGAGTACAACCCCTTACCCTTTCCATAGCCGAACATGCTTCCTACTGCAATTCCGGCAGTGCCTATTGTTATCGTTCGTCCTCTTATGATAAAGTTTGCCTTAAACTCGCTATTTACCAAAGCAAGTGCGTCCCAAACGTTTATACTGCTTATTGATATGGATTTGTTAGTCTCATTAACATATTCGGGATGTACTGTAACCGTCCATTTTTGCTCTCCTTTATAGATACGGTCAAGGTTCACCTGTATTCTTTCTGCGAGAGCATTTATGCTTTCAGCGTAAAAACTGAATGTAGGCAGGGAAGAGTAGTGAATTAAGTTATCCTCTTTTACATAGTCCAGGAATTCGCATCTTGTCAGTTCATCTGCGAGAGAGTTGAAAACTACGTTCTCATATTTGAAAGCATCTCCGTATGTATTTTTGGAGGCTTGCTTCAATTCAGTAGGGTCGTAGTTTATTTCAAATCTTTCTCCGCGATATATCAGATAGTCCCCGACTGTAAAATTAATCGGAGTGGGGGACGTAACGGTAATGTTAACGGAACAAGCTCCCATGAACTCCCCGTTATACTCTAACTTGTTAGCGACACATCGTTGCGTCTGCCCGTCTTTGCTGTATATTATAAACCGTCCCATTATACCGTAAGAATAATTTGTGTTTTAGGGTCGGTCACCCGAAATGTAATGTTGAAAGTTACGACATCTCCCTCATCCGTCTTGCGGACAAAAAGGTCGGGTTTTATAGATTTAAAATAAACCCCCTGTCTGCCTATTTGGGTATAGGTGTCATAAACTTTTAATTCTGTTCCGTAACCGTCTTTTCCTATCAGATAGTCCAGGAAGGCGACAATCTTTTCATTGGCTGTTCCCATATCACCTTTATAGGCAAACTCTACTTCTATATCATAGGCTTGCACGTAGAGTTCTTCGGGGAAAAAGGTGTCTTCTCCGTCTTGGTCTATCCAGTCCCTTTTGGGCAAATCCTTAATATCTCCATATACAGTAAAAGGGAAGTCCTTGCACACAATCCCCCATTGGGATTTGGTGTCAATAGCAGGACTCCCCAGCTTACTTTTCTGAAAATAGATACTGTAAGGCTTTGCCATGTGTTATTTTGAGTTTGTGTTGTAAAAACAAAAAGAGCCAATCAACGGCATATCCGTTAATCAGCTCTTTGGCTTGTATTATCAATACTGCAAATATATGGTGTATTTTCTAAATAATCAAGTAAAAGATTAGAAAATTGATATAGTTATCCGGCTTACATTATATTTGCAATAAATACTACCTTTCGGGTGACACGATTTTCATGTAGGGGTTCTTTACCCGCTTCTCTTTGAGCTTCTTTTCAAGTTTTTCCATCCTTTCGTACATCAGTTCAATATCTTCGGATAAGTGCAATAATTGAAGTTTGAGGAGCTTGTTCTCTTTCTGCAAGTTATATATCTTTTCTTCCATGATGAATATTTGTTTTAGTCGTTATTCCTGCCATCTGCCCGCCAGCCGTATTACTGGCGGGGTATCATAACGTGAACGTTGGTCGAAACCTCAACGTGCATCTATGCTTGTTTACGTGGCAATATATTTTTTGGTATAGTTGTGGCTGTCGGGCATTGGAACCGACTGCCGGATGATTAAAATAGCGTGATTAGTATTTCTTCATGCAGCTAACGAATAAGGCTATGATAGATATAAGTACACCTGCAATGGCAAATATCAAATTCCAATTGATAGGATTGTGTAAGTTGGGGTTAACGGCAAGATAGTGCTTACCCTCTTCGGTGAGTTTGACATTCCATACATGACCGCCAACTACATAATTAGCCTTCACCAATCCTTTTCTTTCAATAGAACGGATGGAAGCAGTAAATACATGCTTCGGGTATGTTGCCGGGCATTCTCCGCCAAACTCTGCAACAATCCGAAATGCTTGTTTCTCTTCCTTTGACAACCTTATCCGTTCCATAACCTACTCGTTTTCTGCAAATTTACTAAATACTACGCAAATATGTGTTGTTGTGCTATACTATTTTATAGGCGAAATCTTTCTGTCAGAAGGCTTTCCGCCAAATAGATGGTTGATGTAGGCAAGACCTTTTGGTTTGCAAAACACCTTTTGGCATAATATGTCTGGGTGGTTGTCTCTGCGTATTGGCGGCAACAGCGTCATTTCAAAGTAGCCTGCGTCAATATATTTTTGTTTCGGCTCGTTTCGGTCTTTGAAGAATATACCCGCATCCCTTAGCTTCCCGAAAAGGGTGTTTCTCCCAAAACCGAGATTGAGTATCTTTGCGGCTTGACCTATGTCTACTTTGCCCTCTGCTTTGAAAGCGGCTTCGGCAAAATCGGCTTTAGGCTGGAGTTTGGTAATCTTTGCATCTTTCTGCTCGATTTGCTTTTGTTGCTGCTCTGTTTCAATACGGAGTTGTTCCTTTTCCTTTTCAGAAGCTACTAACGCTTCCAATGCCTCAAGATAAGTTTGTGGAGTCTTGATAACTTTTTTCTCATTTTCGAGGTATTCTAAACGGTTGATTATTCTTTCACGCAGAACCGCATCATAACCTGATGCAAGAATAAGACAGCCTTTAGGAGTGAGATTAAAAAGAGGTCTTTTTTGACCGTTAGCGTCTGTGTATGACCCCAATCCAAAATTGGATGCGGATACACCTTGCGATAATAGGCTGCGAATGTCGCGCATTACATGGGCATGTTGTTTACTCGTAACCTCTGCAATTTCAAGAGAGGTCATACCTTTCTGATTTGGAATTAAGTTTTCCATACTTACTATTGTTTGGCGTTGTAATTATAGACAGACAAACGGCTGTCATTTCCCGTGTCGCCAAACAATAGTAAGATTTTCTCCGAAGAGGAAATATTACGCAGGAAAGACAGCCGTGTATTTTTTATACAGGCAGTTGGGCATAAAAAAAGCCCAACTAAATATAGTGAGCGATAACCGTGCTCTACGGAGAAAGAATACTTTACTATTGTTTGGCACCACAAAGATATACATAATCCTTGAAGTAGCAAACTCCTTATAAGAAAATCAATTAATTTTGTTTATTTTCTAAGTTATTATGCGAATATATAGAAAATAAACCATATATCCAAAAAGGGGAGCGTAGTAATATCCAAATATGCTTTATAACATATAACAAAAAAGGTGAAAAAACTGTATATAATATATTGCTCTCCAATACAAAGTTGTTAACTTTGCCGCACATTAATTAACATATTCAATGCTATTATGAAAAAAGTTTTATTGAGTCTAATTGTTGTTTTTTCTATGAGTTCTTGTGCTTCAATTTTTACACCTGCAAAGCAAACAATTACGTTTTCAGGGATGGAGGGCACTAAAATTTATGATAATGGCAGAAAAATTGCAACAATTGACGAAAGCGGTGAAGCAACCGCGCGAATAAGAAAAAAGTTATCCTCGAAAGAATTAATTGCTAAAAAAGAGGGTTATAAATCAACGCCGTTTTTACTGGAAGCAAGATTTAATCCTATTTCTTGTATAAATCTTTTGAATGTGATTGCATGGGGAATTGATTTAGGAACCCAAAAAGCATGTAAATGGGATAACACATATATTGAAATTGAGATGGAACAAAAATAATATATAACAATGAAAAAGATTTTATTTATATTAGTTGCCGTTTTAACAACTGCTATGTGCTTTGCACAAAGTAAGTTTGAACCGCAAATCAAGGTTGTATATGATTTAGGTATTGATGATGACAAAAACCAGTCTTTTGGTGCAGAATTTCTTGCTGGATATAGGTTTAATGAAAGCTTTAGGTTGGGAGTAGGTACGGGTGTATCTTGGTGTAAACATTTGTATGAGAAAGCTGGATTAAACTCGACTATGGATAAGTATTATAAGGATTATAAAGAGACCGCATTATACGTTCCATTATTTGTGAATGGAAAGTTTAACTTTATCCGGGAAGGTATATCTCCATATATGTCTCTTGATTTAGGATACACATTTTTTATCCCTTGCTCAGACTATGCAGATAAAAATGATTTAGGCTTTATGATTAAGCCTGCGTTTGGTGTTGATTTTCCGGTTATGAGTGGAAATATTTTTGTAGAACTTGGGTATAAATATCAAAAGAGGGATTGGGCGCTTATCGAAAACGCTGATTATTCGCAATTGTCAATAGCGGTAGGTTATTCATTTTAATATATTCAATGTCCCTAAAGATAATAATTAATTTGATAAGAAAATGAAAAAGATTTTATTTTTACTGGCAATGCTGCCAATGCTTGTTTTTAGTGCGTGTTCGGATGATGATGAAAAGTCACAGGACCAATCTGTTGTTATTAAAACGGGGGAGATATATACTTTAGATTGTCCAAATGTACAACTCCAAAATTCTAATGATTTTATTTTCTCTTTATTAGATGGAAATAAAATTAAAGGAGAACATGTTGGAGAATTTGAAACAATGGCAAATTCTAATGGTACATCTTTTAAACTATCTGTAACAGTAGAACCTTTGCATACTTTATATTTAGATTTAAAGGATTTTCTTGGCATGAGTAGGGAAAATATAGAAAAAGTTTTTGGCAAACCATTGTCTACAAATCAACAAGGGACATCAGTTTATAAAGGATTGGGAATAGAGGATAAAATTCAAATAGCTTATGATAATAATAAAGCATATTTAGGAGCTGTAACATTGAAATCTTCATTTGCTTCAGAGTTGGGAAAACACCTTGCAGACCGGTATGTTTTCTTCTCAGAGCAAGGGGGTCAAATGTTATATATGGATGCTTTAAAGTATGAGGATGCGGAATATTTAGCAATGGTTACTGTAGGGCTACGAACTACATCTATAATGTATATAGGAAAAGATGACCTTTAATATTGTATTGTTCTAAAAAGAAGTTTTATCAATTTACAAAGCCCCGAATCTATTTGGGCGGCAAAGAATATATTAGATATACAGTGAAATCCTTATCGGGTGATGACGCCGAACTTACCATGTCAATGGATGGGGAGAGCATGGATATTAAGGCTGAAAAACGATAAGCCAATTTTAAAGCAATCATCAAGTCAAGCGGAGTTTCTCCGCTTTTCTTGTTTTGTGGCATATGAATTATAATTAATCGGATTTGTTAAAAAGCTGATTTATCGGATATTTATTTGTTTATTTGTTTGTTCTTTCGTTCGTCCTTTCTATATTTGTGCATTAATATAATACAAATGGGTAATTGGAGTGAAAGGCAAGAAGTTAAGAAAGAGGGCAAGGAAAAAGAGAAAATAAACCGAGAGATGCTTGGAAAGTTCTTTTATGATTTGGCAAAAACATCATTTGCTGCAATGGTAGCAGGTGGGGCTGTGTCATTTTTCACAAGTTCAAACAATGAGTTATATTGGCTTTTGCTTTTGATTGGAGCTTTTTCAACAATAGTATTTGCTTATATTGGTTATAAAGTGATAAGGAGGTAATTATGGAAGGTCTATTAATCGTTTTAGGAGGTTCTGGGGCTTTAGCCCTTTTATTTGCTCTTTGGCTGAATACTCGAAAAGGCAAGAAGTGGCTTGCAAGCTTATAAATTGACTATTATTTAGGTAAAACAATAAAGCCAGACATTAAGCCTGGCTTTTTCTTTGCATGACATCCCCATCGGTTTCCACAATACAATCTTCTCCATGAATGTAAACATATACCGATGCTGTATCCTTTTGGATAACATTTACTTTTGCCCGGTCGTACACGTTAATGAATACCTTGCAATACTGTGAACAGTCAATGGTTACTTCGCTGTCATGGCGCACGTAAATATCACATACAGAAAAGCCATCAAATAGGAGAGTACCTTTACAATTTCCGTTCAGAACGGCTATGTGCTTCATGTTCCTTGCTTGCACATCCTCATCGACAAAGATATTGTTTCTGTGAAGGATGTCCTTGTCGAAGTGCTCCTTTATGAAAGTGTTTGTAGGGTATCCTTTCTTTATACAGAAATCAATCCCGTGCAAATACTTGTCAATCAATCCTTGTTGGTCAGGTTCTCCCCATTGTTCCGTCCATTGCGTACATAGCCCTAATGATACGGCTTGGTTGAGCAATGTTTTGCTTAAATCCTTTTCGTTCATAACATATTATATTTTGATTTTTCTACCACTTCTGTCTATCACTATACTTAGCATATCTCTAACTTCTTGTACTAAAGCAACGTTTGCTTCGGTATTTTGGGCACTTCTTAACGTATTATTGGCTATTGCCCTCAATTGAGTAAGTTGTTGTTCGGCTATAACATTATATTTCGGAAGAATCTCGTTTCCCCACTTTTCAAGCAAAGCGCGTTTTACACTTACATCTGCACGAATACCGTTTATGTAAGAAGCTAAAATATTGGCGGTTTCTTCTGTAATGTTTTCTTGTATCCCTTTGGAAAGAGTGTTTGAAGCGTTTGTCTCTTCAAGGCTTATTCCCATTTTTTTTGCAGCAGCATTTAGATAATCCCATATTTTCTTTGAGTCTGATATTGTCCCTCGAAGGCTTCCAAGTTGCTGCATTAGTCCGGCTGCCTCTTGTTCCGTCAGATTTGTACCCCCAGCGGAACTGTCCGTAAATATACCTTTATCTCCAAACAGATAATCTCTTAGCTTATCCATAGCAGGTTTTATGACATTCAGAGAAATCATCTCCTTTATGACATTGCGCATTATATCAGCCACCGTATCATCAAAAGCCTTTGCTGCATCTTCTCCGTTGGCGAACGCATTGACTAACGCTTCTGATATTTGGTCTGACCATCCCTTTAAGTCTATACCGAATTGTTCGCTTGCCAAATCTTCATAGAAATACTTGATTTGCTCGCCTAACTCGATATACTGCTGCTTGTAGTCCTCTATTTTAGAAGCATCCGAATCTTTCTTGTCTTGTTCCGCCTCCATTTGCTTTTGCACCTCTTCTTGTTGCTTTTGAAGATTTGCAATCATCTCTTTGGATTGGCTTTGGGTAACAGCACCCAATTGCCGTTCTATGACAGATTGAAGGTTCTTATAGTCATTGGAAAGCTTTTTCACTTCCAGTTGCGAACGTTGGATTGCTTTATCCAGCTTCTTATCATGGGCTTTGGCTATGCTTCCTATTATTCCGGTAATACCGCTGACTATACCCGTAGCCCCTTGCATGATAGCCATCGGATTGCCGGAAGATATACCAGCGAAAAGGGTAGCTCCGCTTTGAGCTGTATTCAATGATCCACCCGCAACTTCTTGTACAGTGCTTAGAGTGTCTCCTATATTGTCATTCCCTAAGGCATCAAATGCTGACCCTAAATCTCCCAAAGTGCCGATAAGAAGATTAGCCATGTCGACAATATCTCCAAAGCCTACTTGAACTTTATCGGAAGCTTCATTTTGTTTATCTTGTGCATCAGTGACTTCCTTTTCCGCATCGGCTAATGTTTTTAATTTTGGAGTTAATTTATCGACGACTTTAGCCTGATAAGATAAGCCGCCATCCGTTTTCTTGGTTCCCGTATGGCTCGTTTCAGAAACACCAGTAGTAACTTCACCGCCATCCTGGATAAACCCAAGTTCTTTTTGAGCCTTTTTCAGTTTTTCAGTGGCTTCCGCATACTCTTTTATTCCGTCTGATAATGTCTTGAAAGGGTTTCTGCTTTCACTTTCGTCACGTAGCTTTTTTAATACATTGACAAGCTCTTTAAACTCGTTGACTTTTAGACTTTGCCCGGTCGTATTTTTAAACTCTTCCAGGTTCTTGATTAGCCTGCTAAGAGTTGCAGAAGAAAGTCTGTCAAGGTCGTCAAAGGTCTTAGCCCAGTCTTCCGAACTCTTGAATTGTTCAAATTTGGTTGATGCAGCATCTTCGCTCGCTTTCTTTTTCCTTTGTGCTATAAGCCTGTCGGTCGCTTCTTCGCCTAATTGCCCTCTTTGGCTTTCAATATCTGCCAAGTCCTTTTGAAGATTACGCTCAATATCCTTTATCCTTTGGGCATAATCTTTATAATCCTCAATCATGCCTAAAAGGTTTTCAAGGCTTTCTGAACGCATTTTCTTACTTTCCTCGTTGATTGATTGGTATAGTTTCAGAATTACTCCTTCCCCAAACTGCTTCTTTACATCGTCCTCTTTCATGGCAAGGACATCTGTAACGGAGAATTTACTTTCCGTATTTTCAAGCGCTTTGGAAAGTTGGTTGCGCAAATCATCTACTACACTTTTGAATGAGACCTCTCCACCGAAAGCGATATTCATGGAAAGAGATTTGTTGCCGGAAGCATTGAATAACTTTTTGTATAAATCCCACTTTTCTCCGGTTTGGGAAACGTACTTCTCTATCTCCTTTAAGGCATCATCAACTTCTTTCTTCGCACTGTCAATTCCTGCCTTGTCAATCTTGACACCAAGAGAAATGTATAAATCTTCTTGCTTCTCTTTGCTCCGGTCTAACTGCCCTTGGATGTATTTGTAAGCCCTGCTTGGGTCTTTTAAGTCCAAATTGACCCTGCTCTTATCAAAGATAGGGGCAAATTCAGAAATGCCCTTCACTCTTTGGGATGCGGCTTCTTCTCCTTCTATCTTTCTCCATTTCTCATAACTGGAAACGGCTTTGTCTATGAGGTCGGTACGGGCTTCCCATTGTTCGGCAATAGGGTCTTTCGTGTTTTGGGTCTCTTTGGTTACACGCCCGAATGTTTTTAGTATTTCATCTGTAGCATTCTTTAACAGCTTGGCTTTATCTATACTTTTACGAGTTTCTTCATTCCATTCACCCTCTTTTTTAGTCCATTCGCTAAGAGTAGAGGACGCATCCTCATTAGCACCGATTATACTTTCTATGTATTTTTGCAGACCACCTTCTGCATCAGGCTTTAGCCTTTCTATACCGAATTTTTCATACAATTCGGTCGCTTTCTTGAACCAAGCAGAGTTTTTGTCATCTTTCTTTATCTTGTAGGTTGAATAATTTTCTAATGCGTCATTCAACGTCTTTTGAGCTTGCGATAAAACCTCTTCTTGTTTTTTTATGTCTTCATCTAAGGACTCTATGACATTCTCATACCCGTCCAGTGATTGATAATATTCTCTGCGAGATTTCAATCTGTTAAGTTCTCTTTGAGCTTCATTTCTATTATTGGTCGCACCGATTACAAGTCCTGCGCTTTTTACTTTTTCTCTTTCTTTCGAGGCGGATATTACTTTTTGGATAGCTTGATACTCTCCTTCTAAAAGGAATTGTTCAAATTTCATATTCTCAAAGAGAGAGGGATATATTTTTTGAAGGTTTAGATATGCCCTTCTTTGAGCGTCAATCCCGTTTGTTTTATCGAATATTCGAGAGATATATCCTTTAGCCTTACTTTCCTCTTCTTTAATCTTTTCTATGTTTTTCGAGAACTCAATGTTTAGCTTTTTTGTTTTTTCAGCAACCGTTTCAACTTTTTCTTGGAATACTGTCAATGTTGTAACTATAGCGCCTAATGTGGTTATCCAAAATACCCACGGATTGACTTTCATTGCCGAGTTAAGTGCCCATTGTGCTACTGCGGCTGCTTTGGTGACTTTGACTCCTTTGTTTAACCATGTATAATACGCTTGCATTTGACTGATTGCAAAAGAAGACTTTTGTGCTATATTTACAGCTATCACAGCCGTTTTATAAGATCCATAAATTCCAACAAGTATACCAAGTATATCTGCGACAGCCTCCCAATGTTTCATTAAATCAGTAAGCAACTCTAAACTATCCGAAAGCACACCGCTATTGCTTTCCGCAATGTCAGCCATCATCACGTCCCATGCATCCTGTAAGTTGCTCCACTTACCAGCAAGACTTTCCGCAAGGGCTTCCTGCATGTTGTAGAATTTCCCACCTTCATCGGTCAGCTCCCAAAGAACATCTTTTACCATTCCGAAACTAACTTCTTTCCGGCTGATTTTGTCGAATACGTCTCCGGCAGAAGTTACCACTCCCGTAAGTTTAGTGAACCGTTTCGCCAATTCATCCACCAAAGGAATACCTGCTTCTGTAAACTGCCTCAATTCCTGTCCACGGAGAAATGCCGCACTACGTACCTGTCCGTACGCCAATATGATACGCCCCATATCGACACCAACACCTGCGGAAATATCGGCAAGTCGTTTGGTCGTATCGTAAAGCTCTTCATACGGAATGCTGTATGCGGACAATTGTTTGGTGTATGAAGCCAGTTCTTTGAACTGAAACGGAGAGACAACCGCCAAATCCTTAATGCGATTGAATATGGTTTCCGCCTTCATACTGTCTCCAAGAATGGAGGTAAGGGCAATGCGTTGTTTCTGAAACTCTCCGCCAATGGTATATAATCCCCTTACAAAACGCTCTAAAGTGTATATGGAATACACATTGGCGATTTGATTTTTCAGTTCTCCGGCTATCCGTGATTGAGAAGACATTGTAGTGTTTGTCCTCTTCATTGCCGCATTGTGCGTATCGGAAGCCTTTGCAGCCTGCATTCGGGCAATCCTAAGCTGTTCAAGGGCTTTTTGTGAGTTAACGTAAGCATCTGCACGGATTATCTGCGAAACTCCCCTCATGGCTCTTAGTTCGCTTGCATCAACGCCATGTCCTTTAAAAGCTTCCTTGAGTTTTTTAATACTTTCGCTATCTACATCCAGCTTTACCTTGTAGGTCTTGTTTTTCAGCAAGGCTTCTACCTTGTCTTCAATCTCCTTTATATCTACTTTTAATCCAACCTTTGCACTGGTCGTGACGTGCATATTCACAAGTTTTTTCTTGATAGCTTCGTACTCTTGTTCTGTATAATCTTTCAAGTGAACGCCAAAATTCAAATTTCCGAGGTCTGCCATATTTATTCTTGTTTTGTATCTTGGGGGATAGCGTTAATACCGTTTACTATAAAATCATTGAGGGAAAGTCTTTGCCCTTTCATTTCCCGCTCTTTTCTCTTTTCTTCCCACTTCCTTTTTAAATCTTCCATTTCTTTCGCTGTGTGCGTTTTTTGTTCTGTGTCTGCTTTGTCATACACTACAATCGGAGCATCGCACATCAGAAGTTCGTATTGAGCACAGGTCAATACCCAGTCCATATACCAATTAGGGATATTAAGCATTCCCCAAAGAAGAATTAACGGTCGTGTCAGCTCCGGATGTTTTTCTCCGTTTGCAAATGCTGCTCCTGCCGAAGTTCTTGAAGGATACGTTCTGCTTCCTTTCTCGTCATCGTCATTATCGTGTCTCTCATTCCGGTCAAGAACATGGTAGCATTCAAGTATTCCAGTTTCTGCAATTCCACTTTTTTTTTACCGATAACAACAATATCGGTTAACTCTGTGTCTGTGTATTTTTTCCATAGCATACGCCAGTATATCCAATGGAAAAGTCTTATCTTCCACCAATTATTCAGAATAATGAGAGAGGCACACTTGGCAGTAACTTCATCCTCACTTTTGCAGGAATGTAAGACATGGGTTAATTTTCGTATTGTTCCACGGTGCAGCCATTTTATACCGAACTTTTTTCCTCTTATCGTAATATAATCTATGCTGTTCTCCAGTACATCGTCAAGCGTTTTCTGCTCTGCTGTGGTAGGTTGGTTTATTGTTTTGTTGTTCATGCTGTGTTATTGTGATGTGTGAAAAAGGAGAAGGCGGCGGCAATAACGCACACCGCCATATTTTTAAATCAAAGAACCGTCCTGGGTAACTTCCACCGCACTGAACTCATTGGCGGTGAATATGCTGACCGTAGCAGCCCTTTTTGCTCCGCTATTCTCGTCGACTTTGACCGTCACCACTTTCCCGCTAACCGAGGTTTTGCACCATGTTTCCGTTGATGAAGCAGAGACAGAGCTTTCCTTGGTTGTTGCGGTAATGGTTTTCCCTGTATTATCTGCCGCGCTGGTAAAAGACAGGGAAGCTGGAGCTACGGTCAGTCGGCTTTTTTTGTCAAGAAAGCGATATTATCTTCGGAAGAAGAGCCGGACGAAGCACCATCTTCAAGTTCAATGGTGCCACTTAATGCAAAACCGAATGGGGTAGTGGACGCATTCTCAAACAAGGGGCGTGCGTAGACGGCCATTCTTTTTACAAGCAGACATTTTTCTCCGTCGTCACTTATAAGCGCAAATCCTACGTTCAGCTTCTTGCTGTTTAGCACAGCAGAGAATCCCTTGAATTGCTGGTTGTTGATAGTCGCTTGCGCTATTTCAGTGGTTTTCCCAAGAAAATATTCTACCAATTCCTTGCTTACACTTGGAACGGTAGCAGCGAAAGTAATATCTCCTGCTGTACTGGTGACAGCCCAATCCGCTTGCAGACCGTGCACCTTTGTACGGTTTAATGTCGGTTCTGCTTGGGACAAGGAAAGGGTATCTACGGTAACGGGCAAATCAAAATCCGGAGTTACCGTGGCAAAATCTGCAATGCCACCCTTTACTAACATAATGGATGAAAGACCGCTAAATACATCTTTCAATTCCTGCTTTGTTTTCATTGCCATAATAAATAGTTTTAATCGTTTTATTTTATGTTTATTTTATCACAAGGTCAGTCCTTATCAATGTTGCGCTGAACCCTAATCCGTCATTTCCTTTCAAGGTCAATTTGGGGTTTGAGGCACTTATGAAATTGTCGCTAATAGGGAATAGGGAAAGAATATCTCCTACAATAGTGTCCATTTGTTCCAAATCTTCCGCACCTCCCTTTTTCTGTCTGACATATACTTCAATAGTGCAATAGGTACGAATATTCCCAAATCCGCTGCCATAGGTCATGGAAGACAACAAGCCGGGCAATGACACCACAATGAAATTATCCATTTGCTTAGGCACAGCAGCGGGACGGTCATTTGTGAACACATTCTCACTTACCGTCTTTGCTGCGTCAAACAATGATTTAAGCGCGTCTTTGTATTTAAAATCCTGTTCGTACCCCATATCATTTCATTGGTTTAAAGGTCATTTTAGCAATGCTTTCCGCGTAATCAAATGTATCTGACAATACATTTAACCCCTTCTTTGACTCCAAGTAGTTAGAATATTCCGTACCTGTACACATCACTAATCCTATGCCGTCACTTGGAGTTTTATATGCTTTGAGGAAATTTACAGAAGTGGTTAAACCGTACTCCCCGTTGGTGTCAACCAAGTTGTATTTTTTTATGGGAATAAACTTACCACTTTCGTAACTTTGGACCATTATCACGCCAATGCCGTCTCCTCTGCTAAGCTTGGGGCGGGTGGGATTTTTTAATCCTTGTGTCACGACGGCGGTAATTATACGAGATAATCCACCTCTGTAATAAATTCCAACAGCTAATGAAGTTAGAGTATTTCCGGTTACATTATGGTACTTGGCTGATACTACTCCGTCTTGCAGAAGTCTGATTCCGATTTCTGTTATTCTATCCAGCAAATATTCATCAATGATATTTCTCATCTTTTTTTTGCCTTCTTCCAAGACTTTAGCATTATCTTCCATAACCTTAATTTTTAGCCATATTGAAATACAATGTAGTCCCCATTTCAGTTGCATAACAATCCGTAACAGTACATGCTTCAAAAGAGCTACCGTAATCGGTTACGTCCACAAGGTCTCCCGCAAGAATACCTTTCACAAGACCGGGAATGTCTATCGCATAATCACTTTTTATCACATTGCTTTTTGTGAATGTCCTTAAGCTGGAACTTCCGTACTTGTTACATTCTCCTTCATACAGCACTGTTTCGCTTCCCTCATCAAAAGATGTTTCTCCGGAAATACGATACACTTTGCATGTATGCGGAAAACGTGGATTATTTACTTTCATAGCGGATACCTTTTATTCATGTTCATACCCAAGTTGACAATTCTGACAGATGATTTACGGACGTTCTCTCCATACAATGCGTATATGTCATTTGCCATTTGCCGAAGGTTACGTTTGTCATAGGCAGAGCTTTGTGTACCACCCTCCTTGTGCTTCCATACACCATTGGCATCCTCTACGCTTCCAGTTACGCTCGGTGTACTTGCGCACCACATATAAAGGTCTGCCCGGCACAAGTCTTTCTGGCGTTTTTCCAACGTGCTGACATCCGTCCCCGGTGCAATTCCCCTGTCAATCAGTATGGTGGAAATAGCACTGTCCGTAACTTCAAAACCGACACAACCACGGAGATATTCCTCTATGGTAGTGCCAGTATTTGTATTTTGAGAATCCTTCATGGTTATTTACCTTTAATGTTCAAGTAGTAGAACCAGCGAACCTTATTAGGAACAACCAATCCGGTCACTTCTGATTTGATTACCTGCGTCATGGTTTCATCATTGAATACCTGACGTATCAGAGTGCGGCCGCCGTCATACAATGCCGTACGGGCACCCGGTGTTTCCATGAAAATAGGACGTCCACATTGTACATCACCCAGGTCTTCATTTGGAACATATGCCAATACTCCCTCTTCAAAGCTTTGCAAATTCTTGTATTGTATAGCTTTGGAAGATTTGTCATATTTCTCCACTACGGATATTGAATCGACAATTCTGATTTCAGCACCGATACGCGTTTCAATGAAAGTTTTGATTGTTTCATCGGGGACAAGATTAGCAAATGCCAACTGCATGCCTTTATCGGAAATATCCGGGCGTGTCGCAACTGTGTACATTTGGCGGAAATACGGAAGGTTAATCAAATCCTCAAAGGTCGTCTTGGAGCATTCCCAGTGACCAGCAGGGGCAAAATCCTTTTCTTGGGAATCGCGTCTTACCTGCCTCATGACTTTTATCGGGTCTATTGTAGTACCCAAAGCTTCTTCCTGCACCGCTTCGCTTTCCGGCTTCTTATACCAGATAGAATCCTTGATATTCTTTTTAGGCACACCGAAATCTATAGTCAATGCAATGCCAAGCGGGTTGTTAGCTGCGTCAATGATTAGCTTACCTTTGTTGGATACAACTTGATTTCGTTGGTATAGGAATGTATTGTAGTTACCACCAAGTAAGCTGTCCACTCCATTAAACAGAAGCTCCATTATTGTAGACTCAATTTCCGGAGTGGTACTGCCGATGGCATCCATCAGCATCATTTTTTCTCTTAGGATTTTGCGGCTCAGTACAATCTCATGCTTGAAGGTTGGCAATCCACCCATTTGCAGGGACATTCCGTCTGTAGATTTGGTTGCGCCATCACTGTCAATATCCACATAGGTAGCCAGCGTGTATGCACGGACTGTTGCTTCTATCTGCTCATATGTGGGATTCAGAGGAATATTAGGATTTAACGGGAAACCCATTTGGGAGAACGTTTGTTCCGCATTGTATTTTTCGGCAAACATGTCATTAATCCATGCTTCCAGCGGTTTATTCCCAGTATATCCCAATGCTGCAAGGCCTTTCCCTACAATGTCGTAAAATTCTTTGTTTCTTGTGTACATATTATTCTCCTTTCTTTATTCGTCAGACTCTCGCACAAATTCAATCATAGGCAGCTGTGCTTCTACCGATTTGGGAATGCCACCACCGAACACCCTGTCTGCATAAATTCTGCCTGCGCGTACAACTGCGCATGTTGCAAGGATACAGCCTTCAGGGATACATACGTCTTCAAATACAAGGCCGTTGACATCGGTTAGCTCTCCGCCGGCGGGAACTCCTTTGACAGTTTCCTCAATATCTCCCGTTACTCCGGTATTTCCTGGAATAAACATGTATGCGTAAAGTTGGGCAGCGGTTTTTTGTGTGAAAGTCACAGTAGCCCCACTACGTTTTACATCCCATTCTGCAAAAGAAGATTTTGCTCCTTCGATTTTGGTAGCTACCAGTTCTGGGGTACTTTCTGATGCGCTTGTTACGGCAACCGAATAGCTTTTCCCGCCTAACACAATAGACAAATCCCCGTTTCCGGATGCCTTTTTAGTGATAGTAAGCGTCACTACTGCCTTTGCACCAGTCACTCCATCTGCTGTAATTACCTCTACCTGTTTGCCTGCTCCATTGAATTTTACCATTGTGCCGGCATGTATAATATCACCAGGCTTTAATCCCATTCCGGCGACATCAATCATACCACCACCCTGATATAATTCTCTTACTCTTGACCAAACAGGAAAATTTCCGCCAAATCCCGACCGGGATTGACTGATAGTGTTGAAAGTTCCTAATTGTCTCATTCTTTGTCTGTTTTAATGTGTTTATTGTTTTCGAGGAAGTTTTCCTTGCGCTCTTAGCCGGTCTTTGAATGCTTCACGGCGGCTTTTTGCCTGTTCTTCTCCGGTTTCTGCATACTGGTTGATACTCGGGGAAGCGCCATTTCCGAAAATAGCCTTGTATCTTTTTTCATAATTGCGTTTGGCGCAACTGACAATTTCTTCCACTTCCATATCTTTGGTGATTTTCACGTCTGATATGGCGATATTCAGGATTTCATCGTTACAGATATTTTTGCCCCCGTTTTCAATTTGAGATTTCAACAAGTCCATAGACTGGACTTTTAAGTCATGGATTGACGCGGCGTTTTTCTCCGCCTCCCTCTCTTCCTTCAAAAGCAAAATCTCATTTTCCATTTCCTTTAGCTTGTCGGCAAGGACGTTGTCTCCTGCTCCTTCTCCTGAGTCAGGAGAACTCTGTTGAGGTTTGTAGTTTTTCTTAAAACTCTCAACTTGTGTTGCGACATCGTGGTTGTACTGTCCCTGCATCCCTTGAAGAAAGGATGTTGCCTTGCTATAATAAACGTCATCAGGCTCCATTCCTTCCGCTACCGGATTCAATTCTATGTACTTCATTAATGTCTGTGACGAAAGACTGGTTTGTCCTAATCTGGTCGTCAGTTCGGATAAGATTTGTTCTTTCTCCATCGTGTTTATTTAGTTTGTGTTATAAAAAAAAGAGCCTATCAGTGCTTTGTGCACTAATAAGCTCTAGGCTTGCATATGTAAAATTGCTATTCTTCTATTCTGACGCTGATAAAATTACGACATCTTCGGCATACAGTCCTAAACAATACGCTACCGTGTATTATTTTCACATCGGTCAACTTTTGCCCGCACACCGGACATGTTACAAAATTTCCTTTTTCGCTGGTCTGTTTTTCATCCAGCTTAGCGTCTATCTTTATCATATCACATGATTTAGTATTGCAAATATATAGTATATTTTCTAAAATACAATGCTTTATGTGTATTTTTATATGAGAAATATTAGAAAATTTATAATAAATCGTATATTTGCATTATATATAACTCATAGAGCTGTGATTCAAGCCGGAGTGTGCGGATTTATACTGCATACGCCGGCTTATTTTTTTTATGGAACACGACAAGATTGTATATACGAAAAAGGGAGAGGGTGTATTCAGTTATGAATACATAGACAGGTTGCGCAATTTGAAAAATGATTTCAATGTTATAGCTCAATCCGGCGGGCAGGAGAACTCATTAGCTTCCGATGCCGACATTGTTATTATGGGAGGAAATCGTGGCGGTTCAAAAACATTTACTTTATTAATGGAATCCTTGCCAGACATTAAAAATCCACGTTTTAATGCCGTTCTTCTGCGTAACGAGAAAGATGACCTTAGAGATATGATTAACACGTCGTATCTTATTTACTCCCAATTTGGAACTTATAACCGTTCTATATCGGATATGACTTGGAATTTTGGAGAAAACGCGGGAAAACTGTGGTTTTCTTATTTTGCTGATAATTTTGAGGATTTCAAGAAGCGCTTTCAAGGTAAACAGTTCTGTTATATCGGTATAGACGAAATAACCCATTGTTCTTATGACAAGTTTAAATACCTTATCACTTGCAACCGTAACGCTTATGGTATTAAAAACCGTTTTTGGGGTACTTGTAATCCGGATCCGGATAGCTGGGTGCGCGTTTTTATAGATTGGTGGATAGGAGAGGATGGGAATCCTATACCAGAACGCGATGGAAAGAAAAGATATTGTTTTATGGATGGAGATTCTCCCAATAATATATTTTGGGGAGACACGCCAGAAGAGGTATATGAACAATGTAAATCCATCATAGACCCTCTTTGGAATGATGCTTACAAAAAATTGGGATTTAATAAGAAAACAATGTTTGTCAAGTCAGTCGTCTTTATACGGGCACGTTTGGAGGATAATATCAAATTGATTGAGGCTGACTCAAATTATGCGGCTAATCTTGCCCAGCAGGATGAAGAATCCCGCGCTCGCGACCTCGAAGGAAATTGGAATTTTAAAGCGGCTGGAGACGATATTCTTAAAATCGAACACATGGAGCGTTTCTTCAACAACTCCGCCCAATATGGAGATAATAAGCGAAGGGTATCATGTGATATTGCGTATGAAGGCGGAGACAATCTTGTTCTATGGTTTTGGATTGGGAACCATATCGAGGACGTATATGTGAGCCGGGACAACTCTAAACGCACGGAAGAATGCGTTGCTTACAAGCTAAGAGAATGGGGAGTCCTGGAGAAAGACTTTGTTTTTGACTTGAACGGCCCCGGACAGGATTTTAAAGGGAAATTCCCCGATGCTGTAAAGTTTAATAATATGGCAGCTCCAATTCCGATGGCAAAGGCCGATGAAAAGTCAATCAAATATATTTATTCTTCCTTGAAATCACAATGCGCTGATATTCTCGTTAAGAAGATTAAGAATGATGAAATTTCGATTAATCCCGATTTGTTGTCGCGTAAGTTTTCAGGAAACGGATATTCAGATATGACACTTTATAATATCCTGATGAAAGAACGCAAGGCCATCCGGGATGCAGACACAGATAAAGGCTTCTCTTTAATTAAAAAGGAAGTGATGAAAAAGTACGTCGGTCATTCTCCCGACTTTATAGAGGCTATGATTTACAGACAGATTTTTGATATAAGAAAACAACACACTAAACCAAAAGGATTATGGAGAATATAAGTACACGACAGATTATGGTACGCCGCCCGTTTCGGAGAATATTGCCAAATGGATACAAACAAGCAGTAGGGGTTATATCTGGCAGCTTGTCCGTTAATGAGCCTTTAGACAATCCGACATATCAGATAATAACTCAAATGGATTTTTTGAGGGAATTTGAGCCGTCCGGACATGCTATAAATGACCCATTGGTATATCCGGACAGATTAAGACAAGACCCTGAAACAAAAGAGTGGTTTAGAGAGTCCGTTATCAGATGTGCTTTTGCGTTTCAGAGGATTATAACAATCAAACACCTGGTCCATCTTTGTGGAAACGACATTCAATTTGAGTTGGAAGGGGATACCGAAAATGAAAAAGTAAAGGATACATTTTTTAAGTTTCGAACCGGATGGGCTGTAAAGGACATGGAGATAGCATGGTATGAAGCGGCAAAATCCGTAAAGATAACGGGGGACACAGCATTTGTAGGTTATCTCCGAAAAGGAATTTTCTATTGGAAAGTCCTTTCTTTTGAGAAAGGAGATACGTTATATCCCCATTTCGATAATGTTACAGGAAAACTTACATTGTTTGCCCGTTCTTATTCCGATTTTGACAATGATGGAAATACAGTTACAGACTGGCTTGAAGTTTGGGATGAGAAATATCTTCGCCGTTTTAGAAAAGGGAGAGGTGCGTATAGCAAAATAAAGCAAGTGATAAAGAACTTGTTTGGATTAAGCGGATACGAACTTGTATCTTCTCAGGAGCATGGCTTTACATTTATTCCAGTGGCTTATCACAGAAATGAAGCCGGCGCTTGTTGGTCCCCTTCACAAGACAGCATAGAGCAATATGAACTTGCTTTTTCGCAATTGTCACAAAACAATACAGCTTACGCCTTCCCGATTATGTATTTCAAAGGAGAGGGAGATAGTATTAATATAGAGGGCGGGATTGATGGCACTATAAAGTGTATATCAATGGGACCGGATGATGAAGCCGGTTATCTTAACAAGCAAGATGTTTCCACCGCTTTTACCAAGCAGCTTGACACTTTATACAAATTAATCTATGAACAGTCTTTTGCGGTTATTCCACCGGAAGTAAGAAGCGGGGACCTTCCAGGTGTAGCCATAAAGCTGCTTTATTCTCCTGCTTTTGAGAATGCCATGAAAGATGCGCAGGAGTACAACCATCTCATTGATGATATGGTGAAGATATTTACTTATGGCTATGGGGTGGAAACCGAAAATCTTATCGACTTGCAAAATTTGAACGTATATGCTTGGATAAAGCCGTATATACATCTAAATGAATCTGAACTTGTACAAAATCTTGCAGTTGCTGTTCAAAACGGATTCTTGTCCCGACAGACCGCAAATGAGCAAATTCAGATGTACAGCAATCCTCGTGACTGGGATAGGATTATGAAAGAAAAGAAAGAAGAACAGCAGGCTGATATTCTTTATGAATTGAAATCCCGGCAGGTATCCGCCACAGATAATGAAGTTGAACATAATCCGGCAGGAGACGACAAGTTATGAAGCAACCTACAAAAAAACAGATACAGGATGCCAAGGATTTCATAAAATTACGTTTGCAGGCTGAAATATCTATGCAAAGTCATTTGGAGGAGCTTCTTGTACAAGCGGCAAAAGAGATTATAGATATATCATTCAAGTATGATATTCAGCCTGCAATGTTCCGGTTCTCTGCAAATGAGAGCTTAAAGCGGGACGTAAGCGGAGTACTCCGTAAGTTGCGTGAGTTAATTTACGATTACACGGAAACTCTTTCTGTATATGACAGAAAGGAGGAAAGAGATGCAATTGTAGATTTTATAAACAGGGAAGACCACGGGAAGACATTATCAGAGCGTATCAGCATTTATTGCAACCGATTTCAGTATGAAGTGGAAGCTGCCATTGCAGCCGGTCTGATAGCCGGAATCGGGAAAGATAAAATAAAGGGTAGTGTAAAGTCTTATCTTAATTCACCTTATACCAATCCTTATTTTAAGCGGGCGGTCTATAATGGCGGGGCTGCTGCCACACGTATTAAAACAGATGGTGTGAGTTATGGAGTTGGCAAGTCCAATTCTGCTTACAACTCGTTAAATACCCTTACCCGCTTTGTCATAGGCTCTGCATGGATGTGGTTTTGGGGAATTGAGCATAAAAATAAAGGATATACAGGTTTCTACTCATATCGTGGGAGCAGCTACCCATGTTCCTATTGTGATAGCATGGTCGGGTATCATCCTATATCTGACTATCAGAATCAATGGCATATAAGATGCTGTTGTTATTTTGTATTTGTATAATTAAAAATCATATAATATGTTGAGAGGGAAGGAAGAAAAAATAACATTCAGCAAAGGATTGGGTTCTGAATGCAGAAAAGCGGGAATCAGTATAAAAGAAAAGGCTTTTGCCGACCTTTTAGCGTTAGGATGGAAAGACAAGGACGCCTATCTTATTTCCGGTCTTTACAATCCGGTATATAACCTGGAGATAAACAAGAAGAACATGAATACCCTTTTGTCCGCCGACAAAGACTTCATGGACTATTTGACCTCTGCAAGCAGAAAGATTAAACGCAGGCAAAAAGAGAGCGAGAAAGAGGATGATATATCGGTAGATGGTATCAGTGAGGAAGATATTGCTTCCGAACTATCAAAAGAAAACCAACTTCGTAAACTTATCGCTGCCCGCAAGAAGTACGATGGCAAAGAGGGATGCAAGGAATGGATAGACCTCACCAAAATGATAGCAGACATTACGCAAATCAAAAAGGACGAAATAAAGGAAGAGGACACCACAGTGCATTTCTATCTGCCACTTTCATGCAATAATTGCTCCTTGTATCTTGCCGCTAAAAAGAAAGCCGGGAAGTGATACCCGGCTTAAGAAGTGTATTTCTGTTAGACCAATTCGTGTAAGTATTTACTGCCGCATTTTGCGATAAAATATGTTCTTCCCGAACTCATTTCCCATAGCTAAATTCTTATTCCCAAAGAAACTGCAAACATCGGGGATTTTTTACCTGTCTCCGCATCGACTGTTTCATACTCCTTGATGGAAGAATCTATATGAATTCCGCCATACTGATATGAGAAGGACAAAAGCATTGATTCTATTTTCCTTTCCAGCTCCTCTTTGTCTTTTCTTATCTGATAGCAAAAGTCTCTTTCATTTATCTGCTTACCTTTATCTAACGGTAGTACTGAAGCTATATCGGAGGGATAGTAATATTTTCCGTTTTCTCCTAAATATCTAACATTGTATCCGTTCTTGTCACATAACGCATCCTCTATCGCTTTCAAATTTCCCCCATTTTTAAGAGTTATTAGTATTGGCTCATTCATGATTATCCTCCATTTCCTTTTTCATCTCATACATCTGCCTTTCCTCCTCAATAATTTGGGCGTCCTCTTCGTCGGATATGGGATTGGCATCCGCACGGTCAAGGGCGCTCCCGATTGCCTTTAATACATCCACTTGCAGCTCTACATCAATGCAGTTAGCCACATACTGGACGTTGCGCACTATAAGCATTGGCAGGTTATCTACTTTGTCTTCCAATCGAGTATTATCCAGCATCATAAACATCACGCTCCCTGCCCCATATTCAACGGAGAAATCTCCGCTTACGGTTGATACCTTAATGAAGGGCAAATCTCCCTTCTTGTACTTGACAAAAGTCATGTTCCCGATTTGTGTCTTTCCGAAATCCATAGTTTTGATATTTAATTAAGTAAATCTGTCAATCTTCATTCAAAAAATCATCGTCCGAATATTCCCAACCTTCAAACAGATTGGTCTTCGCCTCTTCCGCAATATTGGGAACGTGCTTCATGAAGCTATTCACAATATCCTCGTTGTCACACCACAGCGTATAGACATTGCTGTATCCCTTATCTGCACGTTTTTCCCGTGCGTATCCGAGTGAAAGCATGTCAATGCCCAACTTCCTTTGCGAAACCGGGATGACCCCGTTCTTTTTACAAAACCGTTCATAGTTCTTGTATATATCCGAGGATGTCAGCTCTATGGAACCGCTCCCTTCAAATTCTTCCGGTTGGCACTCTTTGTATTTGAAATATTCCGAAATACTCCCGTCCACGAGTTTCCCATCCTTTCCCGTAACACTCGAACGTATCCGCTCCAGTTTCAAATCAATCTTCCCGCCCAAGTTCTCAGGCATCCGCCAATTGTTCTTTTTAAGTTCGCACAGCCCTTTCACAATCCAAGCCATTATACCGGCATGTTCCGCTTTCATTCTTTCTGCAAGCATGGTGTCTCTCTTTTCCACCGGTATTGTCTTGTCAAAGTTCAGCACCAGGGCGCGGCGCTGCATACTCTCGTCGTCAGGGTCGTCACGGTTCAGGAAATCTTTCGGCTGCCAGCGGTAGTTGGAGTTGCACAGCATTATAGGAGGTCTCTGCATCATCGTGATATTCCCGCCTATTCCTCGGCAGGCAATCGGCTCTCCGCTGGATATAGCTTTTATAATGCTCATGTCCTTGAAATCACCCCGGTTGCTTTCCGTACAGTACATAAGCCTTTTCCTTGACATAGAGTAGGCGGCGCGTAACTGCTCATCCCCACCTCTTGCAAACTGGCTCATCTTTATATTTAGTATTTCATCCTCTCCAAACATATCCTTTAGAACCCGGTAAATAACACTTTTACCGTTCGCACCAGTACCTTGCAATATAAGGAAATATTCAAAGCTTATATTTTTCCTATTGACAAGGCAAGCACCGAGGAACATCTGCAATATCCTGCGCTTGTGCTTTTCCGGCAATACGCCATCCAGCTCTTCCGTAGGTATCCAGCTTTCTCCAAGAAAGCTTCTCCAGGTAGGACAATTAAAAATCTCCTTGCGGTCATACTTAAACGGATACATCTTTACGCAGTCAAACTTCGGAGAGTGTGGGTAAGTCTTTAAAGTATTCATGTCAACCACGCAATTAGTAAAGCACATAATGCTAAGGTCGGGTTGCAGCTCATGGTCTCTAATGACATTGATTATCCGGTTCATGTAAGAATACATAATCTTATTAGTTCGGTCACGGGCGGCAACACCCATTTTCTCAAGCCACCTGTCTACGGCATCATAGAGCACATTGTAGTCCATGTACTCGTATATCTTTCCCGTAAAAACATACAACGGAACACGGTAATCGGCAATGTCTTTCGTTACAACACCATACCCCTCCCGGAACAATCCTTCAAGACGCCTGCCGTATCTGTCTGTACGTTCCGGATTGCTTGTAACCAAAGATATATCCCTAAATGTAGAGGCGTATTCGTCGCAATGTTGCGACAGCAGACCGAGCACATAATCCTTTAATTCCCTTCTATTCATTGTAAGTCGCTCATTTTGTGTTTAAAAGAACATAACGCATGCTCCTATAGGCGCATTTTATGAAAATAACCTTTTTTCTTTTATCTGTAAAGGCTAAATACATATATCTATGTTCTTTATCTTCATTATGCAAATATACAACTATCTGATTATAAAACAAGTAAATTTTCTAATTAATATGCGTTAAAACATAGAAAATTACCCAATAATCATCCATATAGTGCAAAAATGTAAAAATACAATGGTTGACTTGTTGTAAAATATCATTACAAATTGGTAGAAAATGGAGAAAATAAAAAATTTTTAGGCGAGGTGACTACGCCGATTTCCTTACAAAAATAAAGGGGTGGGGTGGCTCTTTGCAGGGTGTTTGCAATGTATTTTGTTGTATAATAGCGGTTTGCGGTTTGCATTATACATATAATATAAAGTTTGCGTTTATTTACATTGTTGTTGCTCGCCAGTCCTGGACATAAAGTAAAGGCTATCACGGCGCAGCCAAAGACACCCAATACCGTCAATAAATAAAATTAATATCACGTATGTATCATATAGATAATATCTATTAATCATTGTACTTCGTTAGCGTCCTATGCTTATTCACGTTGTCTATATATACACCTTGTAATATAGATTAAATCTATTTCGTCAAACACTCCGTCAAGAACCTGCATATATTTATATTATCTATATGTTTTATTGTTAATATAAATTATTCCTATTGTATTTAAAGTGTTTATTATGTTTGTTATGGTATTATATATTTACATATTCTTGTGGTTGTATTTTGTGTTATAAATATTTGGTATATAGTATATTGTGTTGTGTTTATTATGTGTTTTATAGCATGTATATTTTATGAAAATATTTTGCAATATTCTTTGCTGTTTACTAAATAATTCGTATCTTTGTAATGTAAGAAAGAGATAGATATAAGGTCTTGTTCTTACAGGCGTGTTATTAAGTGTTGGAATAAAAAAAGAGAGCCTTAACACTGCAATGTTAAGACCCTCGTAGGTTGGGAATACTTAAAGAAGTACCCCCCCCAAGCGGAGGCAAAAGTACTTCTTTAATTTCTCACCTGCAAATATTCTTCCATTTATTTATATACTTGATACAAATACGTTTTAGTCTTATTGTGTTAGGCTTCTGGTATCGTGTTGTATTGGTTTACGTGTACACGCTATAAGGTTGAATCATTACCAATTTAAACTATAGCATTATGAAGACTTTAGAAAGTATCTTTTCGGAAATTAAGGAAAACGGCGTAATCACCAAACAGCAATTACAGTTATTGAAGAACCGTTCTAACAAGCAGCAAAAAGACGTTATCAATTACGATTGGTTGGAAGGTATCGGAGACGGTTACGGTATTCCCTTGACAGAGGAACAAGGCGTTCAGGGCTTGAACTGGTTAAAGAAGTTCATCAGGAAAAATGGAGAAAGTAACGTATATGGATATAGAGAGCTTGAAATAATTAATAGTGCTTCTCCTTGTGATTTTGTTTTTAAAGGTTTTTATGATGCCGGCAACGGTTGGTTTAGAAATTTCCTTCCTATATACCAGCTCAACGGCATGGAATATATTCCCATGAAAGAGCCTTATATAATTGGTTGATATGTTCGGCGTTATGTTGCTGTTATTCGGTGTCGTGTTGTTTGTCAGCGGCACCGATATAGAGAGAATCAAGGAATTTATAAACGATGAATCAGATAAATTTTAAGGATATGGGAGTGTTGGCGTTGCATATTAATAAGGAAAAGCATTTATTTGCCGCTGAAAAGGTTCATATATCACAAATAAAGCAAGGTGATATAGTGTATCATGACGGACAATCTAAAACCGTCGGTAAAGGTTCTTTAAAATACGATAGTTTTGCAGGATATACGCTCTTTGGGGACTCTTATTTGTTGGGAAGAGAATCGGTAATACGTTATGACGGAAGGCGGAAAGCTGGTTGCTGTTAAAGATTAAAGCAGAATTAAGGTAGGAGGTATAAATAGTTGGCGGATTTAATAAACGAATAATTTAAAGGAGAAAATAATATGTATTTAGGTTTTATTCTTTGGGCAATTGTTCTGGTAGTAATACTATGGAACATCAACCCAGCGCTGGTTATTACGTCAGCTTTAATAGGAATCGCTATGGCGATAGGAAAAACAAAAGACAATAAATCAGGTGAATAATATGGAGACTTTAAAGGAAGTGTTTTTGAAGAAATACCCGCAATACGGAAAGGTGTTGCGGGTGTATGAAGAGGTTAACGAAGTGGAATGTACATTCGACAGCATAACAAAACCGAGGTTGTACAACTTTGTTCAGGCTCTTAATGAAAGGGTGGCCACCAATAGCGCTAAAACCTATTGCGCTATGCTTAAATCAATTCTTAACCTGTACAGCGATATGTATTCTTTTCCAAAAGGTTTTGAGGCTATATTGACCTTAAAAAAGGACGCTACGCAAAGTACGTGGCTAACGGACGACGAGATAAAAACGTTATTGGCGTATAATCCGATCAATGAAACGGAACGCGCTGTAAAAAACTGCTTTTTGCTTGGTTGCCTTACAGGCGCCAGACATTCAGATTATATAGAATTTACAGAGGACAACATAGTAGACGGAAGACTGATATATGTTTCACGGAAAACCAAGATTAAAGCGGAGATACCAGCGGCGCCTGCTGTGCTCCGGATATTGAAAGAAAACCGGGAATACGGTATCAATGAACGAAAGGTTTCGGATGTAACCTTTAACGACACAATAAGAAGTATATGCCGGCGATGTGGGATAAACAAGCGTATAAAGCTGTACCAGGCGGGCGAATATATAACCGGTGAAAAGTGGGAATTTATTTCTTCGCATTCCGCCCGGAAGTCTTGCGCAACCAACTTATATTTAAGAGGTGCGGACTTGTATTCTATCAGCCGAATGTTAGGGCACTCCAGTGTAACGATGACCGAAACGTATATATGCTGCGGGCTGCGTGAATTATCGGATAAAATAATGGGATATTTCAACGGGTTTAAATAGATTTGCACCTGATTTTATATATACATAAATATTTTATGGCACAAGAAAGTAAATACGCATACGACGAAGATAGTGTAAAGGCTATTGTTCATTGGGCTTTAACGGCTCAACTGCCCACTCAAATAGAGTTAAGCGAATCGGAGAATATATTCGACGTAAAGAAATACATACAGGCGAATATACACGATATAAACCAGCATTTTCCTGACCCGTTTTATAACCCGTCAATAGACAGATTGTACAGATTAAAAGAGTTTATTGAAAGGCAAGAATGATGTTATAACCCAGTGGGTCTTTTCACTTGTTTTGGGTTGAATTTAACCCACTGGGTTGTTTGGGTTATAACTTGCTATCCATCTTTTCAAATTCTTCCTGCACGGACTTGTTTAGCACCTTCGCGTATATCTGGGTTGTCTTTATATCTGTATGTCCCATCATTTTGGCAAGGTTTTCGATTGATACGCCCATATTCAGAGCCATTACCGCAAAACTGTGTCTTGCCATGTGGGAATGAAGGCTTTGCTTTATCCTTGCAATTTCCTGAACGACTTTCAACCTTAAATTATATTGGTAATTGCTTATTATCGGTAGCTTGAAGTCGTATTTTCTCAATATTTCCATTGCGGGTTTTAGGAGCATAAGAAAGTATTCTTCTTCTGTTTTTATTCTAATATCTCTAATAAAAAATTTGCTTCCTTTCTTGATTACTCCGCAGAAATCGAATTTGGACAAATCTGCATAAGACAGACCGGTGAAGCATTGGAAGACGAATAAGTCCCTAACCTTACTGATGCTTTCTGATGTTATTTCTAAGTTCTGTATTTGCTTTATTTGGTCTATGGTAAGGTATTTTATCCCTTCGCTTTTTCCACGGTCAAATTTGAGCCTATTATATGGGTTGTCTTTTAATAGCTCATATTTAATAGCTTCGTTTATATATCTTTTCAAGCGTTTATGATAGCCATGAACGGTGGTCTGTTTATTATATTTCTTATGTAGGAAATCGTCATAATACATTATGTTGGCCGTTGTTATGTCGGAAAAATAAACGATTCTACCAAATTCTTCCAGAGAGTTAATTAATGTGGCATGGGTGTTTAAAGTTCCCTTTCTTAAATCTGTTCTTTCGCTTACCCGGCGCTTTATGAAGTCAAGAAAACTTTCTTTTTGCTGTGAATACTTTAGGAAATGCTCCAGCTTTTCAAAGTTGAAAGGCTCCTTATTCTTTATAAGGGAGTTGATAAATTCGTTTATATTCTGTATCTGTGCATCGAGTCTTTCGTTCAGATCTATGGACTGAACTGTATTCTTGACTTTGTTTTTTTCACTCCATTGGTCGGAATATAGCCTAACGCCTGTACTAATCCATTTCCTTTTCCGTTCAAATAATATTTCTATCTGAACGGTTCCTTTTGTTGTCTTGCTTGCTGTGTGTTTCCGGTCAAACACAAATCTTACTGTTGGGTACTTCAT